CAAATGCAAAAGATGCAATTTTCATCGGAACTAGCGCCGGGTATAATGACACCGTAAACAATACATCCTCCGGCACTTCTATCGCTATCGGTCGTAAATCAGGCACCGGAGGATTCTCCGACAGCATCGCCCTCGGCCACGGCGTTATCAATAGCGCTTCAAACGAAGCTAATATTGGTAATGTCATCTACATTGATGGAATTTATGCGAGCGATACGCAATCGGCCACCGCAATTACTACTGGAAAACTTGGTATCGGCGTACAGTCACCGGCCTATACGATTGACGCTTTTGGTGATATAAATACGGGTGGCGTATTTAGAAAAGCAGGAACGGCTGGTATAACCGGAACTATGACTACATCATCTTTGGTGGGCAAAACCTTGACCTTCACTGGCGGCATAATAACAGGCTTCGCATGAGCAAAACATTTTATTTCACGTCTGGATTACCGCGTGCAGGATCGACCTTGCTGCAAAATATTTTATGTCAGAACCCGCGTTTCTTTGGTTCATCAACGTCTGGTGTTCTTGATGTCATGGTCGCTGTTCGCAATGGCTGGGACACGCTAGATACGTTTAAAGCTGTGCCAAATAATCCGGCCAAGAAGCACGTTATTCGCGGCATCATGGAAAGCTTTTACTCCGATATTGATCGCCCCGTAATTTTTGACAAGAGCCGTGGATGGACTTCCCACATCGAAATGATCGAAGCTTTGTTTGAAAAGAAAGCCAAGATTTTAGTTCCCGTGCGTGACGTGCGCGACATCATGGCCTCTTTTGAAAAGCTGCATCGCAAATCCTCGGCTCTGGGTATAACGCCGTTAGAAAGAGAACACCCGCTTAAATTCAGAACCGCGCAAGGCCGCGCAGAACTTATATCGCAGCCAGAACAACCATTAGGTATGGCCGTCAACAATATTAAAGACGCGCTACAGCGTGGTTTTCATGATAGAATGCACTTTGTTCGGTTTGAGGAATTAACGACTTCACCGGAAAAGGTAATGACAGAGATTTACCATTTTCTGGAAGAGCCGTACTTCAAACATGACTTCGATAATGTCGAGCCGGTAAATCAAGAAGATGATAGGTTTTTCGGTTATGTTGATCTACATAAAACCCGTCGCAAGATTGAGCCGGTTTTGTCGGATTGGCAAAGAATTATCGGTGACAGCATTAAAGACGTAAACATCAACTTTTAAGGAGAACAAAATGGCTGCCTCTATCACTAAAGCAATACAAGCTTCCACACTACAAAACTGTCAGGCTAAAAACTTTAGCCCCAATATCAATGTGTCTTACTGGGTTGTCACGAATGTTCAGCTTGAGAATTTAAGCTCAAATGCAACCGTATCTATTGCGGGATACTACGATCAAGCAGGGTATGATACGCAAGGGTTTCGCCCAATAGCCAATATGCAGATTACCATTCCAGCGGCAGATGTAGCGGCGGCGATTGCTACCGATGCATCGCTAGGTGCTTATCTTGTTGGCTTGGCGCAATTCTCAGGTGGAACCGTGGGTGTTGCTGGCTAATAACAGGGGATATGGATGCCCGACATTGAATGGTTACATGCCGCCGCTTTTATAATTACTGGATTAATTGGTGTGGGCTGGGCAATCTTTTGGTTCTGGGTGCGGCAAATATCGGTCGATGTTAAGAATGCGGCGACAAAAATAGAGTTAGAAGAGGCCAAGGAAAACCATGCGGAGTTATTCGTGCTAGTATCAGATTTAAGAGAAAAAACGCATGAGTTAAGAAACGATGTCCCGACTAGGCGCGAATTTTCCGATGAGAAAAACCGCAATGATAGAAATATAGCCGAGATAAAATCTTTCATTAAAGCCGAAGGGGACAGGACTGTAGCGATTATTACTCAGCGCCTTGAAGATCTTGGGGTTACGAAGAGGAATTAACCTTGGCAACTAAGGCCAATTAAGGCACAATTTAAAAAAGCCTAACAAAAGGCGAGTTGAATATGGGGGACTTTAACAAAGCATTTGCCTTCACAATTGGGGAAGAAGGAGGCTACGTAAATAACGTGGCAGATCCTGGCGGCGCAACTAATTTTGGAATTACTATAGCCACCCTATCAGCCTATCGCGGCGCACAATGCTCTAATGAGGATGTGCAAGATTTAACTCTCGAAGAAGCGCAAGATATTTACCGGCAGAATTATTGGAATATTATTTTAGGCGATAAATTGCCTAATGCTATTGCAATGGCCACGTTTGATGGGGCGGTAAATAGCGGAACCGAGCAATCCGTTAAATGGCTACAACGGGCTTTAGGAACAATAGTTGATGGTGTTGTCGGCCCCAATACGGTGCGCTTGTGCATTTCATGTGATATATTAACAATTGCTAATGCGGCAATTGATCGCAGACTAACATTTCTACAAACGCTCCCGGAATGGAATGTTTTCGGCGATGGTTGGAGTAACAGGATTGCGGCGCTTCGCCATGCAATCGAAACATAAGGAAACTCAATGATCCATCTCCTAATCACACTTATCGTCTTCTTACTTATCGTTGGCTGTTTATGGTGGTGCTTAAACCAAGTCCTCGGCCTGCTCGGCTTCCCGCCGCCTATCGTAGTTGTCGCCAAAGTTATTTTCGTGCTAATATGCTTATGTGCATTTCTTGATTATTCTGGCGCGTTTGGCGCTGGATTAGGGGGATTTCATCTATGAAAGTAGCTATAGGCATCGGCGGCGGCGCTGGCATGTTAGCCGCTCAATTCATCATTGGTGGTTTTGCAGCAACCGGACATCCTCTATCAGATCAAACAGGAACGCTCTTAACGCAAGCCTTGGTGGGCATTGTCGGCCTGGCATTCCTTGGGTACGGGCAGTACCACAACGTACAGAAAAATAAAACCATCGCTTCCCTTGCCAAAACCAATAACTCGTTATCTAATCAAGTGGCCACATCGTCCCTTAACATACCAACAGGAGTTAAAAAATGAGCATTCTAGAAGGCATTGAAGACATTCCGAAACACATTGAAGCCTGGGTAAAGGGCGAAGAAGCCCTACATCCGGACGTAAAAACTGCTATTGGTTTTTTGCAAAATTCCATTGCAGCTTTATTGAAAGAAACGCTGCCAACGCTGGAAGCGGCTAAAACCTCCATGTTAGGTGAAGTTGCAACAGCTTTGACAGGTGGGGACAAAACTGCTGCCGGAAAGGCGATCATTGCAACCGCAAAGACTGTTGTAACGACTATCGGCGATGATGCGTTACATATTCTAGCTACCGACGTATTGGCTATCTAATGACAATCTGGGCGGCGATATTATCGTTTTTCGCCGCCCTTCTAAACTTGGTGCGGAAGAAACAGGTTAAGGAAATACAGGCGCAAGAAAATGAAGTGGTTAACGCTCCTCGCACCGATGATGCTCTGGCTGACAAGCTGCGCGGCTACGAGCAGCACTTCTAATCTTCACCGTCACTACACCAACGCTGAATACGAGGCGATCATAAAAGACGAGCCTACGTGTGGCCCTGCGGCAAAACAGGCCCTATACGACTGGGCTAGTGGCATTACGCCGGACAAAGCCAATGGCGGACATTAAACACCTGGACTTGCCACAGCCGCCTGAATCAAACCGAATATTGATTGAAGAGCTACGCCGCATTATCCGGCTGGCTTATAAGCATGAGTTCGAGTGGCTTGATTTGGACGCCCTGATTGTTAAGGGCGATAAAAACCAGTATCTAGACTTTTCCTGGCCGCATTTCGATAAATAGAAAACGCCCCGCTTCTTAAGACGGGGCGCTTCCTTTTGACAGCCGTTACAAAGCGGCTTATGCCGTCGCCGGTGCTTCTGCGGTTTGGGCGGCAGGAGCAGGCGTCGGAACGAGTTGGGCGCTAACCGCTGCAATGGCGGTAAGAACAGGCGTAAGATCAACCGTAGGGGCGCTAATGGCAGCTACGGCGGTAGTTAAAGCGTCAACTTTTGCGGTCAACGTAACAATAGCATCTGCGATATCGGACATGCGAATCCTCTTTCTTTTGTGTGGGTTGATTAGTTTGGTATCGTATAGGCTAAACATTTAATCACCATAACAGTTTTTCGGAAGTATGTACACTACTAAATATCATATACACATCTGCACTTCATGGGCAATAACCGAAGCAAGCCTCGGACTTACATCACCTCCATGCGCGACGTTCCTCGCCGCTTCCAACGCAATATTACGGGCTGCGTTGATATCCCGATGGTGAGCTGCCCCACATTCGCAAGTCCACGCTCGCTCTGATAAGACTAGATCACAACGCACCAGACCGCATGCGGAACATGTTTTAGAGGAAGGAAAAAAGCGCCCAACCTCTAAAACAGGCTTGCCAACCGCAGCGGCCTTGTACATTAAAAATGTCTTGAACTGACCCCATCCACAATCCGCTATCGCCTTTGATAGCTTCCTGTTTTTCATCATGTTCTTAACGGAAAGACTTTCGGTCGCAAAAGCTTGGTTCTCGCCATCGTTCACTAATTGTCTTGTAATTTTGTGGTTGAAATCCTTTCTCTGATTCTTGATTTTTTCATGAATACAAGCAACCGCAAGACGCGCTTTCTTGCGCCTGTTGCTACCCTTTTTCGCTCTATTCAAACGCTTTTGCGCTGCCCTTAGTTTTAATTGCGCCTTCCGATAGTATTTTGGCGCTCTTACACATTCTCCATGGCTTGTTACGATCAAATCTGTTATCCCGACATCAATTCCTGTGATGGTATTAAAAGTTTTCTCTGGAATTTCTTTCTGAAGCGTATCTATCAGAACAGAAGCATAATATTTGCCCGCTAATTTTTTTACAGTAATCCTTCTGATCTTGCCTTCCGGTTTTTCTCCGCCACGGAACCGAATAAAGCCAAGTTTAGGAAGACGTATTTTCGAATCTGTAATATAAGAATTGTTTATAGAAGTAAAACTACCGTTTTCCGTCTTTTTTTTAAAACGGGGATACTTTGCCTGTTTCTTGAAAAATCGTCCGTAAGCATCAGCAACGCTGTGGCATACTATTTGAAGAGACTGGCTATTTACATCATTAAGCCACGGATGTTGTTTTTTCAGCTTTGGAAGATATGATTGCATATCATAGCCAGACAAACCTTTGCCAGTTCTATGATATTTCTTCTGGTTAATTTTTATCATCTCATTATAAACCCACCTAGCGCAGCCGAAATGCTTATCTAGCAATTCTTTCTGCGCCTTGTTCGGATAGAGTTTTACTGAATAACCTAGAAGCATAATAAGCAGTATAGAGTATCTGCTTATTTAGTCAACTCCATACTTCCGCAGTTTTTTAATGTAAGGCAAGGTGGCGACGGAGTACTTGAAACTCTAACCTGCCTAAACAGGACGGCTCTACACAAAGCCGTGCAGAAACGCCTATCTACTTTGCGCCGCCGTAAACTTAAGCGATAGGTGCGTTAGGAGCCGTCTCAGCCGTTGCGGGTGCCGTAGCTTCAACGGTCACAGCTACCGGCGTTGCGGCGGCCTCAGCTGGGGCAATCACAACATGGCCAGCGGCTTTGTGATCGATTAGATTGTGAATGTCTGTTTCCAGCTTCTTGATATCGCCTTCAAACGCCGCGACGAGTTTTAAAACTTCTTCTTTGAGATTGTGGAAAAAAGCTGTCATAGTAATAATCCTCTGTGTAGGGGGTTAATAGTCTATAAATTCTAACAAAGGTGGGTGCTGTCTGCAAGTTAGATCTAACACGGCTATTCGCGATTGCCGCGATTGGAAGGGCCGCTAAAACAAATAACGAAGAACGTTACGTTGCTATGGGCTTCTGGCCGATGTTCCCGCCGACGACGATATAGGTTGAGGTAGGCCGGGCTTGAGTACCGGCTGACAGGTTTACCCGCAATTAACTGTCAAGGCATTGTCCACATTTCTATGGCAGCGGTTCTATTTATCTAGCCTATGCACGTCCTTCCGTGCTGCTACCTCAGTGAAACCTACCGCGTTTTGCGTATTTCGCTCACGATAGATTTCATTCAAATAGCAAACGGGCAAAGCAACTCAAGGGCTATAGAGGCCGCTGCTGCTAAAATCGCACCCGTAATTACACCCAATTCCCAAGCACTCATCTTAACACCGTTGGCACCCTGTCGCGTTTTCTAACATCCGGCGGCACGATAATATCATAATCCTCTGCACGTTGCTTCCGGCACACATCAACAGCAATTTCTATCACCTTCAAATCCCGGTCCGTGACTTTATCCCCCGCTGGTAATTGCGCGGCAAGCTCAAACGCCGCCTTTGATTCTATCGTCATTCTCCCTCTCGATAGCTCTTTTTACCCACTTCGAGTTTACACCATTTTGCTGACCCTTTCTACGCCTTGGTGTTTCATTTTGCTTGCGGACGTTTTTGTCTGTTATTGCTCATTTTGCCTCCGGTGCGGGTAGGAGTGGTTGCCAGTGGGTAAAACAATGCATTTCAGCATAAGGGTTTACCGTACCATCACCTTCATAATAGCAAGTAATAACTTCTTGCCACCATTCTCCGTTGTCGTCAAAACAACCAGCTAATAATGCAGTATTTAGGGGCGCACTATCCATCGTCCTCCACCCCTGCACCGCTTGCGGCTGTTCTGCTAGGGCGCGGCGAACAGGCTCTAATATAGTTTTAACGGAAGTGATTACATGGCGCATGTTGCTGGCACTAACACTATCAATTGTCATGCCTCCGGCCTCAAGTAGTTCTCTCGCCTTTTTAAAATCAGGTTCCGGAAAAATATCGAGAGGGTATGCTTCGGCCCATTGATCTATTCGATCAAGGGCGTTTAAGGCATCGTCCCGGCTTTCATCGCTTGGCTGATCCGGCGATAACTTTTCCTTAGTCATGATTTCCTCCCGTTATGAAACTTGCCGCAAACTTCGCATTCATACGTTGACAGGCCAATCCTGCCGTTGTTAATCCAGTCAGCGGCGATTTGAATAGCTGCATCTTTTACCGTCTCAAAAGTTTTCTTGCTCCGGCAAGTTCTGGCCATGCGACGCACCGGAGATCTTGATTTCTGGCTCATTGTGGCGGCTCTTTCAATGGCATCCAATGCGTTAATTCTCCAAGCAACACCTTACCATCTTGGTTAATCCAAAAAGACGGATCACCTTTCTTATATTGGGCTATCGAAGGGCGAAATTCTGCGCCAGCGATAGCCACCAAAATATATGTTCCATCAAGCGGCGCACTGGCAATAGGCATCCACTCATCGCTTGGCTGATTGGTGCGGACGTATTTTGTGCGATTATATTCATCGGGCTTTGATGACCACTTACCAAATACAATTCCATCCGTATACGCCATATCGCAAGCATAAATCTCATCCGGCATATTCACGGCCAAAGGTGGGGGCCTGGTGGTTTTCATCGAATAACTCCTGTAGCATTGCAGCATGGACAAGGATCAAGAATTGTTGTGGCCGGACTTGGTAACACACCGCGCCCCATGCAAGCGGCACAAATCCCATCTCCATAGGAGAAAAATATTCTACCCGACATCCTTCTCTCCTTCACCTAAGTTTTCTGTTGCGGGGTATGGCGGAGATAAATATTTAATAGCAGCATTCCATCCCATCTTCTGGCTTGAGCACATATTTTCATTCGTATGTTTGTTAAATCCGTATTTTTCTATATCCAACAAAAGCCCGCGCTGTATGCGGTCGAGAATTTCGAGCGCGGCCCTGATAACTAGCGTATATTCTGCCGGGCTATCCAAGCCGTTTGTCATTACGTATTGTAGCGCCTCACCCGCTGGCGTCAGTTTGGGAGTCATGGCAGCACCCAGCACAACAGCATAAACGCCCCCGCAAACAGTGCAAATGCCATCGTGGCTAATAGATCATTAATGGACATGTTTCTTATCCCCCTGATCTATAACCAGGCCAGCGGCCATATGCATGACCGCATCCCGTTGGCGGAAATCCAATAGCTCGCGGTACATCATGCCAGTTTGAAAAATACCAACATAAGAGGCTGCCAACAGGGCTACCGATAGGGCAATTATAGCGTTTTTCATGTCTTATCCTTCATCCTTTGTTGTTCGAGTTTAAGTTTTATACACATCGACCTAACCATCTCCGCGCTATTTTTAGTTTGCGCTTTAAGCAATTCCAGCAACGCCATCTGTTCTTTATGACCGATATTAAACTCACCATTAGCCCAACGTTGCACAGTTTTTACATCCACACCGATTGCATTCGATACATAGATCTTCCAATTACGCCCCGGGCATAGTTGCTGACCTATTTTATAGAGTTCTTTTTTATCCATCTTGTTTCCTATTGTGCCTTGATATAAGGGCATTGTCAACTGTTAATTTTTGCATTCACCCAAAGCCTCAACTGCATTCTTAGCGCCCTTAACGTAGACAGCTAAAAATATATTCTCTAATTGATCGGGCCGTTCTTCTGCCCATTGTAGGGCTTCGGCTAGCCAGGGTATATCGGTCACTTCAGCCATTCCTCTATGCCTTCGTATACTGGTGCCGCTTCATACATTGAGGAATAAGCACGTTTCAAGGCAAAATCGCTCAATGAATCCATTCTATAAGCATCGTCCAGCATTTCTTTGCTAGGGCGCATCGGCACTAACTTCCACTTACCTGCCCGTATGTCTGCGATTAACTTGTCGAATGCTGCTGCCTTAAGCTGCGTTTGAATATAGCGATCATTACGATCTTTCATTAAAACTTCAGTTCCGGTTATTCCTTCCATCTAATCCTCCATCGGCGCGGCGTTGTGGGGGATCACAGCACCTTTCCTTGGGGACTTATGTCGGCGTATTGACATTTTTACGGATGAACGCTTGCCCTCATGGGCTACGTTAGCCATCCTAGGGACAATCCCGCCCCTAGAAAGAATGTTCAGCGCTGCGTTGTGGTCTCGATCTAAAATTGTGCCACAATAATCGCAACTGTGCATTCTTTCACGAATAGTTTTCCGCACGATCTTCCCACAGTTACAGCATTCCTGAGAAGTGTGATGCGGATTAACTTTAATAACCTGAGAACCAGTATTTGCAACTTTGTACTCAAGCATCTCAATAAATATTCCCCACGACGCATCATGAATTGACGGCCCAAAGGTCGATTTGGCCATATTCCTTATTTGCAGATCCTCAACCATTATCTTGCTATACGCTTGAACAAGTTTGCTGGAATGCTCATGAAGAAATGATCGTCTAGTATTTTTTATTTTATCATGCAATCGAGATACGCTTATTTTTGCTTTACGGCGGCCATTGCTGCCTTTCTTGCAGCGACTAAGAGCGCGCTGTCTACGGCGTAATTCCTTTTTATATTTTCTGGCTATGCGCGGATTTTCAACATGGTGGCCGTTTGATAGTGTAGCAAGGCTATTTAAACCAACATCGATTCCTATTTCTGGACCAGCATGTGTTAGTTCTTTAGCCGGTATAATGCACTGTAAAAAAACATACCAACCTTTCGTGTCTTTCTTGAAAACGCAGGATTTTATTTTTCCGGACACTGGTCGATGTAAATTTAAACGCAACTTACCAGGAATTATTCTGCTTTTAAGATAATTATCTTTTAAGGTTAACCCTGAAAATTCAGCGAAACCAAACGATTTCCATCGTTGAAAACTACGAAATCTTGGGAATCCTCCGAACTTGAAAAATCTTTTATACGCCTCATCAAGCCGCTTTAACGTCCATCGTTGGATGTTTAGTGGAACCTCTGAATATTCAACATCTGCGCGCAACTCGGTAAGCGCCTTACATTGATCCATATATGACCGACCTTTGCCGGTTTTCTTGTAACAATCAATACGCTCTTGCAAAGCCGCGTTATAAAGCTGCCTTTGTGATTCACGTATATTCTCAAGCACCCCGTATTGAGTGCTTGTTGGCAAAAGTTTATATTTAAAAGTCCTATAGTGCAAGGCTACTTTCCTTTCGTATCCATCGGGATGGCAGATTTAATGTATTGATGGCCGCATCCTTTTTTCTTACGGCCCGGATATTTTCGTCTACACTTTACAAGTATAGAAATAACCTTGTCGTCAGAATCTACCGTATGTTCTTCTTGCATCGGCCCATCACATTTAGGACCATGTAATCCAGCTGGCTTTAGAAGTAATCATGGAATATTCTCCAACTCAATCTTATACTTCGCATCAAACAACGCATTCGCCAGCTTGCTTGCTTCTTCCGGGTCAAGTTCGAGTTTGATGCCTTTGACTTCGACAACAACTTTTTTATTAAACATGTCGGCCAGTGCGATGATTGCGGATTTCATGTTTCCTCCGGTGGGTTTAGGAATGCCCAGTGAGTAGGTAAAAATCCTGCATTTGGCAATGAACCGTCATTTTTGTACATTGCAATTTTTTCGGCTTGCGTGGCTTCCTTTAAAACACTGGATGAAGCAATGGCTATCGTTCCATTGCGTGTGTGTAAAAGAACTTGTCTACCGTCTTTAGGCACTGTCTCTATCGGTTGCCAATCAATCACTCCCCCCTCACAATCCCGGCAAAATGCTGCGGGAATACCTGCGGCATAAACTCCGTACAGATAAACTGATGCTCTGGATCAAGTTCATACACGATGATCTTCATGATTGCCGCAACGGTGTCTATCATATCCAGTTCCTCCGCCGCGATATGCCGGGCTTGCCAGAGGATATCGGTTAGATGCTCGATAGCCTGCAAGCGTTTTTGCGGATCGGGGATTGTGCGGATTTTCATGTTACTTTTTCCTTAAACTTAATCGTTAAATTCCCATCCTCATCCATATGCTCCTCCCGGCAAGCCTCGCACACGCAAGTATGGCCGAACTCACCGCCTTCGACATAGGCATCGCCGTCTTCGTCGGTGTCTACGAAGCGTTCGCAGAGGGCGCATCTATCCATGCTCATAGCGCACCGGCTTTTTTTAACGCTTCCTCAACAAGTTGCAGCATCCCCATTTCCTTATTCGGAATAAACCCATCCTGGTCGCAGTCTGCGTCAGCGCGGCCCTCAAAGTATTCGGCACATTCTTGTAGGGCTCCAACCAACGCCGGATCATTAACGTATACTGGCTTAATTGTTATCATGGCTTACTCCGTCGTCCCCAGAAATTCGCACTCCGCAATGAACTTTCTTAATCGGAGAATTTCCTTTAGTAAAATCTGCAAGACTTATCTTTGCTTGATTTAATGAAGAATAATACGCTCCCGTAAAACCAAATTTACGCCACCATGTAAAAAAGAAATCTTTGGCTTGTATTTCAAAGAAACCATTTTCACGCTCAACAATTCTATATTGTGTCATTTTCTACTCCGTCGTTCCATACGCCGCACACTCGGCGGCGAATTGATCCAAATGCCGCTGAAAGTCCACCTTGAACACTTCCGCACCAACCGGGTGGTTGCCCATCTCGGCACCCCATGAACGCTTGCTGTCCGGTATCTGGCGCTCGTCAAAGAATTTCATCGTGTCTTCATAATTGTTAAAGACCGCATAAATCCGGGTGTTCGTGTCTAAATTGTCGATTACTGCGTGGTATTGATACTGCATGATTGCGTCCTCCATGATTTAAGTATGCCCTTCTATCAGGGCATAGGCAAGGGGGAAGAGTGAAATAAAGTTGCGTTGTTTGGTAATTTTATTGCGCGGAAACGTGTCAATGCTTTATTTTGGGTGTTTAGTATTATTTTTTTCTTCTCCGTTTTTGCTGTTCGTTTTCTTTTTCTCTATTATTTGATCTCCATTCTATTTTTTTAATTCTCGTGCATGTTTTGCAAGATTTTCTCCCCTGCTTATTTATTCGTAAATTTTTACCTGATAATTTATGCCCCCTTAAGCAATGTGTTTTTTTGTATTTTTCTTTAACCTCTGGTCTCGCCCTAACCGCTTTCATAATAAAAGAATGTTTCTCTATTAATATTGGATTTTTCCAAATCCTTCTTTTCGTTTTAGACGCCTTTCTTTTATTTTCCGGATCATTCTGAGCAATTGTCATTGCTTCTATTCTTTTTTTTCTAATCTCTTTATTTTGCCAGGACTTTTTTATACTCTTACTTCTTTTATCTCTAGTTTGTTGTGATTGCACTTTTCCGGTTGCAGCTTTAGATAATTTTTTCCTTGTTTTTTCTGATGGGCAATACCCAGATAAATCTCCGCCTAAAGTCATGTTATATCCATGATGTTTAAAGTATGTTTTATATTTTTTTATGTAGAGCTTCTCCAAAAGATTTAATTCTTCAATTGAAGATGCCGAAGAAATTTTCTTTATTTTAAAATTATCTATTCCATATTTTCTTATAGCCCGGTACAGAAATTGATCATGCCCTCTTGATAGACTATCAAGATGTTTTTTCCAACGCCAATCGAGGGAATTTTTTGTTATTCCGACATATCCCTTCTTGTTAAGGATATTTGTTATTTTATAAACTATCATACCCCAATTTAGCACGGCCAAAACAACAAATCAATGATGCTTCTGCCCTTCCATCATGTTTTTTTAGCGACCACTGGTGCGCCTCATTTGGGAATAATTGCGTCGCCCGCATTCTTGCTGCATCTTTGTCCTTGGGGCATTGCATGGCTTTTTTCCACGTTTGCGGGGTTACGTAGGTAAATGGTTTACCAACACTAGCGACCGCCATTTCCATTACACCGCAACTCCACCCAAAATTATAAGCAGACGACACACCCATGCCAAAAGCATTAACCTGCTCAATATAGGCATGATCGAAATGTAGGTTTGTTAGAATGTTTTTTATAGCATTGCAATCTAGGCGTTTTGTTTTATTACGCTCGAATACCGGCATATCATAAATAATCAACTCCGCCCCGTCATAAAATGCGAGAGCGCCAGACATGCCGATATCGATGCCGAGAATGGTTTTCATTGTTTGTTTTTCCTATATTTAAGGCCATCATTCATTAGCTCCAGGCATTCTTTATAAATTGGCAATCCGCTTTTTTCAGCCATGCGCTTAAGCATATCCAAACTTTTTGGCTTCATATAAACAGCAATTTTTACTTTGCCCTCAAACTCAGGTTTTGTCTTTTTAAGATGTACAACTTGTTCCATCATCATCTCTCCGTACCTTTGGTGGGGGCCGCAGGCTGCTTAGCGCCTACGCCCGTGCATTGCACATTAGTCCTGTTCAAGAGAGACACCCCCGTTAAACTTTTTAACCTTAATGCTATCATGATCTAAATAAAAAATAGCATCTTCAGGATGCATGCCACCTTTCCAAGCGCCCACCGCATCCCTGATATATTCTTTCATTTCCGCCACAGAAACACCTTCCGGGCGCTCAATTTCTACAATATATTGCTCTTTTCTCATCACCATCTCCCTATAAAAACCGGAGGGCCGACACAACCCTCCGGCGATTAAGACTAGAACTCCGAAACAGCTTGTGCCGCAGGTGCTGCGATTGTTGCGGCGACCTGTTGCGGGGTAGCTGTGGCGATGGCGTGTGTAGCCGCATGTTGCTGCAAAGGAACAACATTGGATGCGCCAGCATCTAGTTCAGTCGGGCGCGGAACCCATTTTTCGATGACGAAATTGGGCTTGTAGTTCGTGCCCATCTTGTCCTTGGAAGCGGTAGCTCCGGTAAATTTTACCACCGGCAACTGTCCTGGGTGATTAGCTTTCGCTGCTTCGTACTGAGTATACAAATCATTGATTGCCGCACACAGGTGCATAGAACTTGAACTAAGCTCAACAACACCACCGAAGCTAGCTTTGCTATACAAGCGAAGAATAAAGCCGCGCTTGTGTTTCTCAGTTGGACGAGCCGCTTGATTAGTCAGGCTTTCATCCCAAACACGATCAGGGGGCTGACCTGGCAACAAATTGATCCAGCCGGTTTTTACGTTAGCAAAATCCGCAACAAAGATTGGATTTTGAATTTCAGGTTCCGTTCCGTCCGGCCCCTTCATTGTCCATTTACCAGCTTTTGCGTTGTATTTCACGTATGGATCGTATGATCCCGTACCCTTTGATCCGATATTTAGCATTGTGCGTTTCCTTTTCTCGTTAGCGTTTAGCGTTATGCCTGAGACGGTCAGGCGACCGATTAACGGCTAGATGCCGTAAATTTCTTTGCGGGTATCAGCATCCTCCGACCAGTAATAAGAATTACAATTAAGCGGCACGATTGATTGCAACAACGCCGCATCACCAAGTCGTAAAAATCTTTCCTGCCGGCTTAGTATCGTTTTAATCTCGGCCAGAATTGGAATATGATCAGTAACTTCATACACCTTGATATTTTTACCACTTGCATAGATAAATTTCATGCCACAGTTTCCCATCGCAGCACGATAAATTGCACCCTGTCGCAAATGTTCATCGGACATTTCGGACGGCAAGCGCATGGTGCTTTTAATATCTATTACCAATCCGTGTTGAGGATAAAAAAGGTCTAAATATCCGTGTATCGGCATATCCCATCCATCGCCACGACACATTAATTCGATCTTCTTTTGCTTATGTTCTTTAAACAAATCGGCGTCAAAAGTTGGCTCACCGTATTGCTTTAATTCCTCAACCAATAACGTTATCATCCCCGGAACAGCCTCGCCACGTTTACGGTCAGCATCAGACGCGCCAAATGCTGAAGCTTTATTGAACTGCGCTTGTGCCTCGGCAATCGCCGCATCAAGTGTCCAGCCACGCGCCAGAACATTAACAACAGCTTCCTCAACAATCGTTCCGGCGCGGGCGGCTAAGCTGAATGAGAATTGTTTTTTCAATAGGTACTTTGCCACCCATGCATCGGGTGCGCCGCACCACATGTTGATGGCGCTAGCGCTACTATGGTCAAGGCTATGTTTTTCCCATCCATTCATAATAAAAATCCTTTGAATTTGCTACATCTTCTGCCCAAAGCTCTCTCATTTTTTTAATCACGATCTCTTCAATCCAAACTTCTATTTGCTTTTTATCGCTGTTAAATTTTCCGTAGAGATAACCTGAAATAAATTTATCAAATTCCACAATATATCTTTCACTCATTTCATCACCGCCGATTTGTATTGATTGATAAGAAACCTGACAAATTCTGTATAAGTGCGAAATCCGCTATGCTTAAAGGCACTCGCAAAATCCTTTCGCTCCTTATTGTTTAAAGGAACGTGCAAAATAAGATTTTTATTTTCTTTCGACATTTTTCCCTTGTACAAATTTTGTACGTTGACACAACAAGAACTAATACATAGGCTAGTGTCTGTCAACAAGGAAAAAATAAAAATGTCAGAAATAATTTTACCGCTTAAAAATGCACTTTCTACAGCCAAAATATATGGCTTTAACGTCATACCTGTTAATGGTGTGTTAGAATTCGGCATTTGCACTTGCGGCAATAAAGATTGCAAAAGTCCCGGCAAGCACCCTGTGGGCAATGAGTGGCAAAAACGCGCCACAAAAGATCCTGAAAAGATACAGCAATTATTTGCAGGGTTGAGCGATGCATATAATTACGGCATAGCCACCGGGGCTGAAAGCGGGATTTTTATTGTTGATATTGATGGGGCCGAAGGTGAGAAATCATTAGAAGAATTGCAACTTGTGCATGGCAAACTACCCGAAACTCTCACGGCCATTAGTGGCAATGGCAGGCATTTATTTTTTATTCATCCCGGTAAGCGTGTATCAGGAAATTCTAATAAAATAGCGCCAAAGGTGGATATTCGCGGCGACGGAAATCAGGTTGTGGGGGCTGGATCAACCCATTCTAGCGGTCGTAAATATGAATGGTGGCATCCACTCATGCCAATCGCACAGGCACCAGATTGGTTAATCGAAGCCGTAACCCGTGATAATAAACCGGACAGAACACCCTTAAATATAACTAGGGATGTGTCCGAATTTAAAACGCGCCTACATATCGCTGAAAACTTTAGTGCCTCTGATATTCAAGAAATGCTTGGCTATATTAATCCTGATAGCTGCTATGACGATTGGTATCAAGTAGGCATGGCCCTTAAAGATTACGGCATGCCGCTTAGCATGTGGGATGACTGGTCAAAGAAAGGCTCAAAATACGTTGCGAATGAACCCGGCCATAAATGGAATAGTTTCCGCAATTCAGGAGTAACGATTGGCACGGTGGTTCATTTCGCCAAACAAGGTGGCTGGCGTCCTGTCAACAATAATCGAGTTGCATTAAATGCGATTAATAATGCAAGTAAATCAGCATCGCCTGAAATCGCCCAAAAACGCCCAAAAACGCCTATCGATGAATTTGATACTGAAACCGGCGAAGTTTTTGAAGAAGAATTTACAGATAAAAGATCGGATAAATCGGACGAAATATTGGATGAAACAAATAATAATTTCATTTCTGAAAATAATACTTTCATTGATGATAAAATTATTTTTGAGGGACGTAAATTACCTCTGCTCTATGCCTCTGATATAAAGCCCGTTCTGCACACCAATGATTTCGTCGAGGGTCTTTTATCCGAAAATCAATTCAGCGTTATTTATGGGGCCTCCAATTGCGGGAAAACCTTCTTTATGCTTGATCTTGCCATGCACATTGCGCTTGGTCGCAGATGGCGGGATAGAGAGGTTCAAGGCGGCGGCGTACTGTATGCGGCCCTAGAAGGCGGCAACGGCACCAATAACCGGATTTCAGCCTTTATGCAGCATTTCAACATTGAGCAAGCGCCTAACCTTGTGGTGGTACCTAACAATTTGAATTTCATGGATGCGCAGGGCGACATCATGTCTTTAATTTATGCGATTAAAGAAGCTCAGCAACGCATTGGAAATATAAAATTAATTGTTATTGATACCCTAGCTAGGGCTATTTCTGGCGGTGATGAGAACAGTTCGCAAGACATGGGAACAATGATTATTAATGCCGATATGATTAGGGCGGTCACAGGCGCTCATATCTCATTCATTCATCATAGCGGTAAAGACGATTTAAAGGGCGCTAGAGGGCACTCTAGTTTGCGAGCAGCCGTGGATACTGAAATTGAAATCAGCCGTGTTGATGAGCATTCCCCTAGCCGTGTTCGGGTGGTTAAGCAGCGGGAAATGGAAATGATGGAAGAGTCTTATTTCAAGCTTGAGCGGGTAGTTTTGGGCGAAAATAATCGCGGCAAAGAAGTTTCTAGTTGTGTGGCTATATCGGTTGCTGAAGCCCCGATCGCTAAAAAGGCCAAACTTACGGCCATTCAGCAATTTGTTTATGATGCGATTGTACAGGGCATTTATGACACCGGAACGATGCGGTCTGTTGTTAAGGATATGCCTTCTGTTAAATGTATTTCTTATGATGAAATGAAAGATGTTTTGGAGGCAAGGGGCTATAAAGAGATCATGGCAACAGAACAAAAATCATCGGCGCAGCAGATTAAATCTGCTACTCAATCGGCACGAGTTGCACTCAAAAAACATGGCAAGATTAATTTCAATGGCATCTATATTTGGCTTACTGAGAATGAAGGAATGTGAGCGAATGAAACAGGAATGTGAGAGAATTCATTCGCCGGACATTCCTGCATTCGAGGAATGTGGGGCGTTAAAGGCTCCGGAGGAGCCTAACGCTACATTCCGAGGATGTCAAGCTAAAAATTCTTATTTTTTCTCTTGATTTGGAATTTAAATTAATTCTATAGTCCCTATAGTGACAACTTTATAGGAAGATGAGCGAAATGACTAAGAAATCTCATACCCCTTTCAATACGATTATAAGACTTCCAGATCCTAAATTTTTTATAGGAATGGAAATAGATAAAATAAATATCAAGGCTACATGCATTGGTTTTGAGCCGCATGTTTGTAAAAATGGAGAAGAAACATTTTTACTATTATGGGATATTCTTTGTAAAGAAACAGGAAGATCAGTAAAAAAGATAACTTCATGGAATTTAAGAATTGGTGATTTGCCAAGGAATATAAAATGAAAAACCTTCGGAAACTCATTCACCAACACCGGGCAGGATTCCTGGAGCAAGGCACCATGATGCGGCATGAAATCGAAATACAAAATCTGATCGGAAATCTGGATCAGGTTGTCATCGCCTATGAAGCAAAATGGGGAGCTGATCGGCTGCATGAATTGGTGCCGGATGAGTTGCGGCAAAAATGGTTTAAACAATACGACAAACTGTGTGCTGCGATTACCAGTTCCGACTTACCGCAATTACAGGAGCTGGTGCCGGGAACAATCCGGGGCTATGCCATGCTGGAGGCCGCAGCATTGGCCGCTGGGTGCGTTCCATACGATCCGGTATTCTGGGAGGTGCAACTGCCCGAAACGAACAGGCGGGTGCGTATCGTCAAAAATAACACTGATGCGGCGATGGTGCTGAAAGAGGGTATCGAAACGTGGACGCTCGAAGAGATTGCGCGGGTGCTGGATGACAAGCTTAAGATTTACTCGCAAGTGAAAGCGTTATGGCCGGGTGCGGAAGTGACAGCGGTTAAATCGGCGTTTGATTTTGAGAAAGGCGATGAGATTGAGTTTTAGCCAGTCGGCGCGAATACGTCGAGCGGATTAATCGGGCGGGGGGGTATGTACCAAGTTCTAAGCGGTTATAGCGGTATGGACACAGCAGGAAATAGCTGGTAGTATCTTGATGACTACGAATCCTTACGTAAGCAACCGTAATTAACCCCGGTATTGTCTCTGCCTCACGGCATGCAACCGGGGTTTTTTATTTGTTGACCATTGCCCGTATTTTGCTATTATAGTTTTAGGCAAGCTTGCGGATTGCCTTTTGTGTCCTTTGATATGAACTCGTTGCCGCAAGCAGCGGGTTCTTACCAAGGGATTTTTTTTACCATGGAGGGAAGAAGTAATGTTTAACACTGAAGATTTGCAAGAAAGTGAAAAAAGTCCGGTTTTGGGGCCTGCGTACTTTGATAGCAGACGCGTTGCTCAAAATATCATGGATAAGTTTGAGGCTGACAACTTTAAGCCTCTATTGGAGAAATTCTCAGAGAATTTTGCCGACGTCATTAGAAAGGATATGGAGAATTACATTCTTACCGATGTGGAATGCAATATCCAAGGTGAAATGTGGCGCATGGTCGATAACTGCGTTGAGGCTCTCTTGACTGGTAAGGGCTGGGCATTGCAGCGATATGCGTTAACAGACAAATTCGATGGTCCTGTAATTCGGGAAGCAATTTTAAGGCATGCCAGCGAAGAATTGAAAGGCCAGCGCATTCTTGATCTCGAAAAACAAATCGAAAGTCTGAAAAAGGATTTAAAAAACCGCGATAGATACTAATGCATCGCCGCCCATCCCCGTTGCAACGCGCCGTAGGATGCGGTAGGATGTATTATAGCCGCCATGGAACAGGATAATTTTTTAAATCATCACCTGCATGAAACCGGCGAAAGCTATTTCGAACATCTGGCTTTCACGCTGCGGATTTCGGCGGGGCTGACGCTGACGGCGCTGGTAATTGTCATTCACGGCCTGATGCCTTTTATATTTATCCATACCGGCAGCCGGCTGATGGACGGCATTCACCGCAAGCTGGCGGCGCGGCGTGGGGAGATGGGGAGGGTTGTTTGAGCACTCCAATAGAAATGTTCGACGCATATGCTCGTGATTTTGCCAAAATTATCCGATTTGATCCGCAAGCTGAAATTGAACATACGCTGAATCTATTAGATTTCGACAAATACGGTGTTTCTCTAAAAGAAAAGCTTGAGGCGCATGGTAGGTATGATCTAAAGCTTAAGCGTGAGAACGAGCGGCTGAAAGCAAAAATAGCAGATCTACAGAAGGCGCCGGCATGACCGAAACCGAATTCCGCTACCAAGACACCACCAAACCCCTCCCATGCGTCCTGACGGCGCTGTGTGGGGAGATGGGGCGGTTAATTACTCCTGTAAATTAGCTGGCTATTTTAGCATTTTTAGTGTAACGTTACATTATGAGTGCAAATATAAAATCTAAAGCAGAAATTATAGTTTGTAAAAATTGTAGCCAACAAACCCTGTCTCAAAGGGGTACTAAATTATTTTGCTCCCTTAAATGTCGAGTTAAATTCCATAGATTAAAGGCATTAGATAAAAAATGACCTTTAAAAATTTAGCAAAATGGTACGTTTATGAACTTTCCGATATAGCCGGAAATGTATTCTATGTTGGAAAGGGATCGGCCAACAGAATGCATGCTCATATCAAGGAAGCACGCAAAGGGGTATGCTCAAAGAAATGCAATAAAATCCGAAAGTTAAATTATGAAATTAAAGTTTACAAAGTTGCTAGTTTTTGGGATGAGCAAGAAGCATACAATCACGAAACTGATAGAATTGAATTATATGGTTTAGGTACATTGACTAACATCATGCCAGGCGGCCAAAGAGCTTGGGACAGAAGATTGTGGGAAAGAAAGGTTTTCAGTAAGGTTAAAACTAAAAAAACCACGCCTTTCACCAAGAAAGATGCAATTGAATTAATCAAAAAAAATAAAAAGCTATTTGCTTACTGTCTCAAATATCGAGATGATAAAAGTAAAATTACAGCGGAAAAAACCGGAGAAGGCTTTCAGGACGCAGTTTCTGAGATATGGGCTTGGTTTTTCACTACTTTGGGACCTCAAATTCTAAAGACTGTAGGTCTTTAATGGCCGCACGTAAAACGAGGATTGTTTTGTCCGACGACTGGAAAGAGCGAATAAGGGCGGGCGTGTTAATGCAAAGGCTTCTGGCGCATGTGCAGGGTGAAGTTGAGCTATCTTCTACGCAAGTGAAGGCTGCGGATATTTTGTTAAAGAAAATTGTGCCTGATTTAAACCGCACCGAGCAAAAACTTGATATCACCATCGAGCACATCGACCAGGTGATCGGCAAGCTTGAGAGCGAACTGGGGCCGATTGATTTGGAAGCGATTGACGTTGTGGAGGAAGAAGGCGACGAGGAGTAAATCCGGTGTTTTTGGAATTTTTAAAAACCCCGTAAAATTGCACATGCAGCGTATGCAATTTGTCTTTCAGGTGAAACCCCCTGACAGTTGCATGCTATTATAAAATAGGAATATGTACTTAGTGACAGCGTGTCCGCTTTAGTGCAATACTGATCTTAACGCAACGGGCCATTGGCCGACCAACATAAGGGAAGAACATGATCCGCAATCACAACGGTTATAAGCAAATACGCAATTGCTATGAGAAGCCAGACGGCAAAGGCGGCTTTAAAAAATATTATCAATGGGAATATATCATCAACGGCTTTAATGATGATAACAGTGAGTGCGCCGTAGCACTTGCGACTGGCGGCTATACAACGCATCCCATCGACGCCAAAAACCGGCTAACCGTGCGCGGGCCAAACGGCTACACCAAAACAACGAAGTGGTATCATTAACATGCCAGCATCATACGTCGTCGTTCGCCGCGCCACTGGTCAAGCAGTATTTGAAACGTTCAACCATGAGATTGTGGCGTTAGTAAATCTAAAAGCTTACAATGTGGTGCCGATCATGGAATGGCTGCAATCGCTCAACGGTAAGCCGTGACCCCATCCCAATTCAAATCCATTCGCCTTTCGCTTGGTCTATCGACTAAGCAGATGGCGGATGCGTTGCGCCTGTCGTCGGACAAAACAATCCGGCGCATTGAGTACGGCGAGATTGCAATCAGCGGGCCGGTGTCGCTGTTGATGGAATTGTTTGAGCAATACGGGACGGTGGAATTAGATGATCTAAATAATTATTTTGCCATGTTGTATCATGAAGATTAGTATTGACAGGAAGTCCGGTTTATAATATCACTTAACCATGAAAGGAAACCACCATGAAAACATTTTTACTCGCACTCGCATTGCTAACTTTGCCACTAACCGCCCACGCTCAAGAGGACGTACAAGGCTACGTTCGTTCCGATGGCCGGTTTGTGATGCCGTCCTGGCGTCGTGATCCGCAAGAGTATTATCAAGCACCGCCTGTTGCGCCGCCTAACGTGCCGAATCCGGATGTTGATTTCATTCCGCAGGGCACGATCCAACAACAGCCAGGTATTGGTATTCCGCCGCCTCCTGCTGCGGTTTGGTGATCCGAGATGAGTGATGACGGTGCACCGATAAAAGCTTCTTACATTGAGCCAGCTTTTCCAACTAATACTGGTTATGAAGGCCTGACCCTCCTGCAATACTACGCCGCGCATGCGCCAATTACGATACAGGACGCAGCGGACTTACTCAGTTACGATGACGCTAAAGACAAGGGCAAGTTATTTAAAGCCCTGGCCGATCTCCGCCTGTCCTACGCGCGGGCGATGGTGGAGGCGGGATGAGTGATAAATTTAAAGTTAATTGCAATGGTATATTGGGTGCAATCATTCAAAACGGCATTTTTAAAGGCTTGCCATTTGGCTTAGCTATGCATGCCATGAATGGTTCTATTTCTTTGGAAGAGATTGAGAAGCGTGGCTGGGAAGTATGGGAGCAATGAAACGGTATAATATAGTTGTGAACGGCATTAGCGATACGTTTGAGCATCCCGAGGGAATTTGGGTCCGCTACGAGGATGTGATGAAGCACTTCTCCAATCCAATGGATACAACCGCACAAGCTTATGTTGAAAAAGCCGAATCCTTTTTAAAAAGAAAACCCACCTTCCGCGACTACGTGATAGCCAAGCATGGGAGTTATCCGCCGACAGTCCAGGTGGATGTTTTTAAGCAAACGGATCTTCTGACTTTAATTGAGAGAATGGCGGAATGGGTGGAGATGTGACCCCCGCAACTTTCACCCGTATCCGTAACCAACTCGGCTTGAAGCAATCAGAGCTTGCGCGTATGCTGGCAGTGCACGAGCGCACCGTGCGCCGGTATGAGAAAGGCGAGACGCGGATATCGGGGCCGGTGCAGGGGTTGATGAGGGTTTTGTTGAGGGATGATGTTCGGAATTAAGCGCCGCAAACTAGCAATTGCCAAAGCGGCTTATGAAGAAGTCTGCCGCAAAGAACGCGAGTATCAAGAACGCTTGCGCAAGATTGAGAACTCATTGACTGCCGAGCAAAGAAACTGGGCCTATGCTTATGCGGCGGCATTGGGCTGGCAAAGCCAAGCGCCGTGTTTTGTGTGGAGTGAAATATTCCAGCAAGCCAGCAAACAATTCAACCAACCAGAAACGAGGCATTAGATGTTTTTCAGAGTGCGTAAGGCGAAGGCTCCGGTATACAAACATGAGTTTGAGTATGATAAACCGATTGTTAGAAAGTCTTGTGACAAGCCTACTAATGTTGATGTCATCAAAGCGGAGCACCCGACGATTATTGTCAATCATGCGCCTATTCCGCCATCATTGCCGGTCATTCAACCGGAACCAGATGCATGGTCACACCAAGTCCGCCTGATTGAATACCCCGGCAATATCTTCCGCCTTCAAGAATCCCTGCATCTTGGCAACGGCCAGCACATACACAGCGATATTAATCCGACGCGGTACTCAACGCGAGCCGAAGCGCAGAAAGTTGCCGATGCTATGAAGGTGGTGGGATTGCATAAGGCGTGAAACTCCTTATCGCCTGCCCGTCAAACCGCCCCATCTGCTCATCGTTCTTTGTGGCAATGCTGAACTTGGTCTTGCGGATAAATAAGCTGGGCGTGAATGGTCAGCCGTGCGAGTTGGAGATGCACTTGTTGGCTAACTCATCGCTTCTGTCAGCAGCAAGGCAAAACTCTTTAGACCACGCCATTAAGACCAACTGCACGCACTTGCTGATGCTTGATGACGACATGACATTCCCCGGCGATCTGGTTGACCGGCTTGCGGCGCACGATGTTGAGTTTGTCGCGGCGAACTATGTCAGCAAGGGGCCGACTGGTCAGACAACAGCGGTAGCGGAAAGTGGAAAGGTGTCGTCTTTGGGTAAAACCGGGTTGCAAGAGGTTGGCTGGGTAGGGCTTGGGTGTTGCTTGCTGAAACTGACGGATGCGGTAAGGGCAATTAAGAGGCCGCATTTTGAAGTTGTCTGGCTGGAAGATACGCAGACGTATCTTGGCGAGGATTATATGTTTAGTGAGAAGCTGCGCCACGCCGGTATCAAGTTATGGGTTGACCATGACGTGTCGCAGCAGATTGGGCATATTGGGGATTTTGTTTATAGGGAGAAGGCATGAGTGACGCACTTAACATTTTAAAGCTTATCGAAGCCGTCGATCCCGCCAATGAACCGGCAATGGAAGAGATTGATCTCGCGGTGTGGAAATACTTAGGCGGCGGCGCTAACTATGAAAGCCGCATTGATGGTTGCCCTGATTATACAACTAGCAGGGATGTTTTGAAGGGCATTAGGCCGCATGGTTTTTTCTCTGTTAATGAAAACGGTTCAAAAGGTTGGCAAGCGTGGATTAATCGGCCAGATGATGAGGGCGGTGGCCCATGTTTTTTAATCACAGGTATGCCGACCGAATGCTTAGCCGAGCTTTATTGCATCATCCAAGCCATTGAACATGACCGAATCACGGGAAGATAAAATCATCCGCCTGAAAAAGCTTTACGCGTTGCGTGAAAGGCGGTTGGAGAAGACGAGTAATCTTACGCAGCAGGATATTGATATCCGAGGCGAGTGTGAAGAGAGCTTGTCAGCATTTATTCAACACGCATGGCGCTATATTGATCCATCTCCTTACGTGCACGGTTGGCACATCGACGCCATTTCCGAACATCTTCAAGCACAAGCCCGTGGCGAAATACGTCATTTATTAATTAATCAACCCCCAAGAACAATGAAATCGATTTCGGTTTCAGTAGCGTATGCGCCTTGGGTTTGGGCGCAGTCTGATGAATCTGCTTTATGCGGGCCGCACGTAAGTTTTCTTTACGCATCTTATGCGCAGACATTGAGCTTCAGAGATAGCCTAAAAGCAAGGCGCTTGATTGCTAGTCCATTCTATCAAAAGCTTTGGGGCAATAGGTTTTCGTTGACTGGGGATCAAAACACAAAATCCAGGTTTGATAATAGTCATGGCGGTTATCGTATTGCCACTTCGGTTGGCGGTGCTTTGACAGGGGAGGGAGCTTTAATTTGTGCCGTGGATGATGGTCACAATTCTATTGAAGCAGAGTCAGAATTAGTACGCCAAGGTGTTATAGATTGGTGGGATCAAAGTTTGAGTACTAGGTTGAACGACCCAAAAACGGGCGTGTATTTAGTTACCATGCAAAGATTGAACGAGGCAGATTTGGCCGGTCATATTATAGATAAAATGGACGGTGATTGGACGCACCTTTGTTTGCCGATGGAGTTTGAGGCGGATCGAAAATGTTATACGTCGATTGGCTTTGAAGACCCCCGCACAGTGGACGGTGAGTTGCTATGGCCAGAGCGCGTTGGTGAAAGAGAAGTGGCGTCTTTGAAGGCATCGCTTGGGCCGTATGGTTGTACCCCGAAAGAATCGCCGGTTTTGATGGGCGACCTATCTTTAAAACCGATATCAGAAGTAAAAATTGGTGATGAGGTAGTTGGATTTGAGGAGAAAGCCGATAGAAAAAATAGAAGGTCACTAAAAAAATCCATAGTTAAAAATATTTATACTTACCATGCCGATGTTTCAAACATAAAACTAAGCAGCGGAAAAATAATTAGATGCACGGCAGACCACAAATGGTACATAGGAAAACAGGCCAAGAGAAGGCAGGGGAAATATCCAGATGACCCACTTTATAGGCCCGCAATAATCGGTAGAAGATTAATGAGGATATGCGATCCTGAATTACCTAATCTTTTACCAGAGCAAGAAAGAAAAGCAGGGTGGTTAGCTGGGTTTTTTGACGGAGAAGGAAGTGTCACTCTTTGTAATAGACGCGGTCAAAAAAGACCAAATGGAAAGGATTATAAATCTTCTGCCCAAATTTCTTTTCATCAAACAGCAGAAAAGAATCTTCCTCTTTGTGAAAAGTTGGAAGAATATTTAAGAGAATTTAATTTTGAGTTTAGCTGTATGACCCCTAAAAGGCAGCTTCAGTACTCGCATTGGCAACAAAGAAGACATTATATTTTAACTACTGGTGGAAAAAGCTGTCTGCAGCTTTTCCAAAAGTTTTTGCATATAGTACAGCCAGTAAAGTGGCGACAGAGATTAATAGATGGGGCATATACAGCGAACTTTATATCTTCAGAGGAAGAGGTTGTTAGTATACAATATGGAGGGCAAGAAACAGTTTATGCGCTAGAAACAACAACTGGCAATTATGTTGTTTGGGGCCTTGCATCATCTAATTCCGCTGGTCAGCTGCAACAACGGCCCGAGCCTCGCGGCGGCGGTATCATCAAACGCGACTGGTGGCAACTTTGGGACAGCAAGGAATTTCCGCCGTTTGATTTTATCGTTGCCTCGCTGGATGCGGCCTATACCGAAAAGCAAGAGAATGATTATTCCGCGCTGACTGTCTGGGGCGTGTTTCGCGACAAGAATAACATGCCGAAAATCATGTGCATGTATGCCTGGCAGGATAGGCTGGATATAAACAGCTTGGTCATGGGCAAGAAAGATCCTAATGGACGTTATGCGGTCGGCAATGAGAATTATTCCACCTTGGGCGTCGGGCCGATTTGCGTCAAGTTTAAGGTGGATAGATTGCTGATTGAGAACAAAGCGTCCGGCCATAGCGTGGCGCAGGAAATTAGGCGGTTGTTTGGTGCGGAGAAATTCGGGGTGCAATTGGTTAATCCAGGGGCGCAGGATAAGGTTGCCCGGCTTTATTCAGTACAGCATTTATGGTCAGAGGGTATTATTTTCGCGCCGGAAAAGGGTTGGGCAGACGATCTTTTAATCCCGCAGATTAGTGCTTTTCCCAAAGGCAAGCATGACGATTTGGTAGATTCCGCCAGCCAAGCAATTCGTTGGTTGCGCGATAACGGGTTTGCCTTGAGAAAAGAAGAACAAGATGCTATACTGCGGGAGGAATTTGCGCCGCGTGGTAAACAAGAGGCGCTATACGATGTATAAAGCTACGCCTGCGGGGGCGTCTGCACTTGAAGGGGCAAGGGAAAAAGATAACACTGCGTGACCGCAGATGGGCCAATCAATTTATCAGACTTTGTTAATATTCATGCGGGACTGCGGCAGGCCGCACAAGCTGTGCCTATTCCGCCGGATGAAGATGAAGAAATCGCTGAAGAAGATTTAGAGGCGCCAAGCCAGAATAAGCAGGTGTTTGAAGGGTTCTATGAGAACCTTGCGGCTGATATTGGCGAGTATGAATTAAGCAGTATTGCGTCTGACCTTTTGCGCGGCATTGAGGCCGACATTCAATCGCGCCAAGATTGGGAAAATTCCGCATCCCGTGCCGTTGATTTGCTTGGCCTTAAAATGGAAGATGCAACCGGCGAGATTTCCGGCGTCGGTACGATTTCCAAAGTTTATCACCCCCTATTGCTCGAAGCTGTTGTGCGCTATCAGGCCAATGCGAGGGGTGAGCTGTTGCCTTCCAATGGTCCGGTAAAAGTTCGTGACGACCAGCCAGTAGGGCCTATGCCGGTTATGGGTGGCCCTATGCAGCCGGGTATTCCGCAACCCGGTGTTGGCCCCGCACCAGCCAATCCCATGATGGGCCATAATGGTGGGCCGGGATTAGATCGCGATGTGTTGGCGGAAGCGTTTGAGAAAGATTTTAACCATTATCTGACAGTTGTAGCCAAGGAATACTACCCGGACTTTGACCGGATGTTATTTAGCATGGCGTTAATTGGTTGCGCTTTCCGCAAGATTTATCACTGCCCATTGAAGCGCCGCCCGGTTTCAGAGTTCGTTCCGGCTTATGATTTGATTGTTTCGAACGACGCGACGGACTTGTATGGCGCGGGCCGGGTTACGCACCGGGTTAAAATGCGGCATTCAACACTGCGCCGTATGCAAGTCAGTGGCGTTTATTTAGACGAAGATTTAGGCCAGCCAAACGAGCAAATATCGGCACTCGATCAAAAAATAAAAAGTATTGAAGGCTTAATGCCGCAGCCGCAATTGCCAGCGGATCACCGGCATACGATTTATGAATGCTATGTGGAATTGGATTTAAAAGATTTCCCCGGCGAGGATGGCATACCGCTGCCGTATCGCGTGACGATTGACAAAGACAGCCAGCAGATTTTAGAAATCCGCCGCAACTGGAAGGAAGAAGACCAGGACTTCCAGCCGTTGCGCCGGTTTGTTAAGTACGGCATGATTCCGGGCCTTGGCTTCTATGACTATGGCTATATTCAATTGCTCGGCAACACCACCCGGGCTTTGACCGCGATTGAACGGCAACTTCTCGATGCTGGGCAGTTCGCAAACTTCCCTGGCTTTCTCATTTCCAAAATGGGCATGCGGCAGAATACCAATCAAATCCGCGTACAGCCCGGCGGTGGGCATGAGATTGATACAGGTGGCTTGCCAATTAATGCGGTGGCCATGCCGTTGCCTTATAAGGAACCGTCTGTTGTTTTGATGCAACTAGGCCAATCTATCGCCCAGGACGGCATGCGGCTGGCTGGCAGCGCGGAATTGCCGGTTGGTGAAGGCACGGCGGATATCCCGGTTGGCACCATGATTGCCATGATCGAGCAATCGACAAAAGTTCTTGATGCGGTGCACAAGCGAAATCATACGTCACAGCAAGAAGAATTTGAGATTATGCGGGATCTTTTTAAAGAAGATCCAACAGCCCTATGGCGCTTTGCCAAGAACCCGGCACGTAAATGGCAGGAAGCAGAAGAGTTTCAGGACATTGAGCTTGTCCCTGCTGCTGACCCTAACACCCCCTCTCATATCCACAGGATCATGCAAGCGCAAGCCTTGTTGCAGTTATCGAGCCAAGCACCACAGCTTTATAACGTCCGTACCGTACATGAAAAAGCCTTGCGAGTATTGGGGATTGAAGATCCGGACAGCTTGTTTAATCCCTTGCCGCCTCCGCCCGGTACGCCTGGCGCTATGCCCCCCCCTCCCCAAGTACCGCCGCAAGTATTGGCAGAGCAAGCAAAAGGCCAGACCCGCGCCGCCGAACAACAGCGGGAATTGCAGCAGAATATCGTTGAGGGGCAGATTAAAATGCAGGAGTTGAATGCTACGGCGCAATTAAAAGCGGCAGATAACGCTGCAAAAGAACGGCTGGCCACCATGAAAATGGCTGGCGATCAACAAAAAACTAAAGTAGGCTTTTTGAGCAATTTAATGAAACGTAACCAAGGGGGATTGAATGGGACAGAATGATGAATTGATTATCCGTATGGAGTGCTTGAAGCTAGCATGCGCAACGGCGGGTACGACTGAGCCGGGTGAAACAACCATCAAGAAAGCCGAGGCTTTTTTTGATTTTGTTAAGGCGCCGAAGTCAACTATCGTAAAACCAAAATTAGTCACGCAATAGTATTTGCGCGATTTTAAAATCCATGCAATAATTGCGAATAATTTAAGTCTGGGAGACAAAAATGAAAGATTACAAGGGAAAACAAAAGACCGCAAAAGACATCTTGAAAGGATGCAGCTATGCCAAAGGTGGAAAAGTTTATAAAGCTAAAAACAGAGCTGTTAAAGAAACTGCTTCAGAAGAAGAGCAAGAAGGCAAAGCCAAAAAAGAAGTCGGCAAAGTCACCGGCAAAGAAGTAAAGCCCCGCCTGGATAAACTGGCACGTGGTGGCAAAGCCGGTAAAAAAGCTAAAACTCAAGTAAATGTCATGGTTCAGCCCGGACAGCAAAAGGTTCCGGTGCCGGTTCCCGTTAGTCCTAAAGTGGCTCTTCCTTCTGGTTCCCCAGGCATTCCGACTGAACCCCCTCCGCCGGGCGCAATGCCGCCACAAGGGCCGATGAAAAAAGGCGGCGCTATCAAGAAGCGCCATAAACGCGCAGACGGTGGCCGCGCTCCTAAAATGGATGCAGGCGCTGGTGGCGGTCTTGGCCGTTTGGAAAAAGCTAAAATTGAAGCCAAGAAGCCAAAGAACGAAGCAGAATAAATAGACAAAGCTTGCGAGCCGCAAGTTAATTACTCCGAGCCGGAGAGAGAATGTTCTATAGACTAGCAAAAATACTAAATCCAAAAATATATGCGCTTAAGGGCGAATGGGTGACTTGTGAAAAGGGTCACAGGATTTGTAGATTTTCTCAAACAGTTTATCGCGGTCATATTCAAGACCCCATAAAACAATTAACTGCTTGGAAACAAGTGCGGCCAACTATTGTACAATACCCAATTCGATCATGTAAGAAATGTTCGGCACCATTTTGCAATGGCTCTAGGTTTCATTTCAAAGGTGGATGGCGTTGATGTCAGATGTACCGGAATTTTCGACAACTACAGACGGGCTTGTTAGCTCCATTGAAAACTATGTTGTAAATGTTGGGCCTGAAACGCAAAGCGCCCACGCGGTCAATGGAAAACAATATAAAGAAATTTTAACTCCGACAGCACCTGATAAAGAAAAAGCTATAGAAATAGCGTGGTATATATTTTTGTATGTTTTTATGGACGTTTTTTTTGCCAAAGGTCCTAATATAATTTATTGGAGAATTAAACCAGAAATTCATGATAGTGATGATGGCTATAGAATCTATATGCGCCTTTTGGTTGATAAGCGTTCATCTATAAATCAAGGTTTTGCAACATGACCGCCGAAACCGAATTCCAGCGTCGTTTAGAACAATTCCTTGATGAACATTACCGTGTAGGCCGCGATCAGTTGGCCGAAGGTATTTGTCTGCATCATCCCAATCCTTTTGAAGACTATGCCAGCCGCACGGGATATTTGCGGGCTATCCGGCATATCGGAGAGAAAATAAAAGAAATCGCTAATCACATGAATGGAGGAGACGTTAATGTCGGCGACGTTGAAAATTGATAGTCAGGTTAATAGCGAAAAAGCAAAACAAGATCTTCTTGCAGCCATTGGTGATATTACCGGATTTAATTTAACTGGCAATCAAGTACTAGTTGGCATTTATGTTCGCGAAAAGATCGGCAGTATTATCATGTCCGATACCTCTAAAAAAGAAGATGAGTATCAAGGTAAAGTTGGCTTGATCTTAAAAACTGGCGAAAAAGCTTTCGACCGCGAATGGCAAAAACTATATGGCGACCGAGTAGTTCCTAAAATTGGCGATTGGGTCACGTATAAAGTTTATGATGGTTGGCAGCAAAAGGTGAATGGTTATGCCTGCCGTCAATTAGATGACTCTAATATCCGTGCGGTAGTTCATCACCCCGATATGGTTTATTAATGTCAGACAAAGCAGCACAATTAGAAAAAACTATTGGTAGTATTTACCGTCTTGATAGCGGTAAGACGGCAGCGTTGGCTGAGCAATTATCATCCGATATTGACAGTGATCCTGAATTGTTGGCGATTGCCAAACAAAGGCTTGCGGCAATGGCCGGTGTTGATGATCGGCGCTGTGTAATTACAAGAGCTTCTAAAGAGTTTCTTACTAACATATTAGCAGGAAAATAAAGCAACGATGGCTGCGGGGCCATTACAGCTTATAGGGGAAGGCAGAAAACAATGAAGGATGTCAGATACAGCAGAACCAGAACTTAACTTTGATGTTGAGAAATTACCAGATGTTCAGGATATCGGCAAAAAAGAAGAGCCGGTGGTTGAGGATACGCCTTCCCCAGAAGAGGCGGTTGAGAAGTTAAAGGCGGAAATAGCCCGTAAAGACGAAGAGCTAAAAGCTGCCAATGAGCGCAATGCGCGTATTGAAAAAGAGCGCGGTGAAGCGGTTGCCAGCGGTGCTACTGCGCAAGAGCAAGCCATAAAAGCGCATGAGCAAAATATCGAGCGAGCGATTGAAATAGAAAATACTCGTCTTGAGACGATTGAGCGCAAAATGACGGAAGCCCAAGAGACGGGCAATATCAAAGAGCTTGTGGCGCAACAAAAAGAGCTTACCAAAGCTAGCCTGGCGCTAGCCAATGCCGAACAGGCCAAAACTAATTTTGAGATCTGGAAGCAGAATGAAGCGGCCAAGCCAAAACAGGCTGCGCCGAAATTCACCCCGGAAACTCAAAAATGGATTGATAGCCACCCTGAATTCAACACGAATTCCGTTTACCGTGCTGAGGCGATGGCTGCGGATACGGCAGCGCAGAACCAGGGCTATGCACCTGATACACCTGCTTATTTTAATTTCATTGATGCGCGGTTGGCAAAAATATTCGGCGATGGGAATAATGCAGAACCAGAGCCGAACCGTTCCACTACTAAAAAACAGCCCATCCCTTCCGCAGCGCCGAGCCGGGATAGCGTAGCAACAGGAAAAACCAAAAACTGGAAAGACATTGATCTAACACCAGCGCAGCGCGAGGCCGCAGAGATTAGCGGTGTCTCTGAAGACGATTACAAAAAGTACCTCTTACAAACCAAAAAACAAGGAGCAAGATAATGAGCGAACCAGCAGAAGAAGTAGTTGCAAAACGCGGCCCGGGCCGTCCACCCATTCGCCAAGAAATACGCGAGGAAGTTGATGTCTTGAAAGCATTGCGCGAAGAATCGCTACGCAATGCCGTTGATCGCGGCAGCAATGAACAGGATGCTTTCTATGTGCCGCCAGAGCTTATTCCGGAAGGCTGGGCGGCGGAATGGAAGGCTACGCATGTTATGGGTATGGAGCTGGACGCCGCCTATCAAGCGGAAATGCAACGCAATGGCTGGGTTCCGGCTCCGGTTTCTATTTTTAAAAAGATGCGCCCGGCTGGCTTTATCGGCAAAACTATTGAACAGGGCGGTCAAATGTTAATGATTCGCCCGAAAGAACTTTCCGACCGTCAAAAAGCCAAGGACAATCAAAACGCTAAAAACCTTGTGCAATCCAAGCTGCAATCTCTTGGCATGACGAAACAAGGCGAGCTTGACCGCAAAGTGCAAGTGGTCAAAAAAAGCTACGAAGCCATGGAAATTCCTGATTAGTCGGTCAACCCCTTCCCCGCGACCGATTGATTAAGGCCCCCTAGTGGCGAAAAACACTAGGGGGCTGATTTAACCGCCGGAATTATTTCTAAATAACCATTTGACACTCTATAAAATCTGTGAAATACTAGTCAAAGATTAAGTTTTAGTAGCCCAAGCCGGACTACTCCAAACTCACCGACATACCTTCAGCGAGCCGCTGTTAGTTGTCACATGCAAAGGAATTTGCAATGGCAAATAACAACTCGCCTTTTGGTTTCAGCCAGGCTCGCCGTCTCGATGGCGCTGCTCCTAATTACGCTCTGCGTAACTTTCCCATGCTTTACACGAATACGTCTGTCATCGCTCGCGGCGATGTTGTTGCTCTTTCGGGCGGCAATGTTGTGGCGGCTGCAACGACGACCGCTCCGGTTTTGGGTATTTTTGATGGTGTTGAGTACTATGACACCGTGCAAAAAACCAAAATTTGGACGCCGATCTGGAATGCACCGGGTACGGCACTTACCGGTTCTGTGGTAGCCAAGGTCATTGCCGATGTTCAGACTGTATTCGAGGTTCAGGCTTCGGGCGCAAACATCTCGCAAATTGGCCTTAATGCCAACTTTGTAACCGGCACCCCGACGATTGCCGGTCAAAGCACACAGGCACTGGACTCTACTTCAACCTCCACCACCAACACTCTCCCTTTCCGCATTGTCGGTGTGGGCGCAAAAGCTGGTGTGGACAATACGGCCTCGTACAACATTGTCGAAGTCATCCTGAATGATTCCAGTTGGAATCAATTAACCGGCCAGAGCTAAGGAGAAAATAAATGGCTATAGCCCTAAATGAAATCTATGATCTCCTCCGCCCCGGTCTGTTTGGCGTTAAGGGGAAATACGAACAAATCCCGACGCAATGGGACAAAGTATTCGACAAAGCCAATTCAAAAATGGCCGTCGAGCGTACCGCTGATATGCGTTATACGGGCCTTGCCTATCTGAAAAACGAAGGCGGCGCTACCGTATTTGATAACGCAGAAGGCGAACGTTACATTTACAACCAAGAACACATGGAAATCGGTCTTGGCTATGCCATTACACGTAAAGCCATTGATGACAACCTGTACAAAACCCAATTTAACCCGTCGAACCTCGGCTTGGTCGAATCTTTCGCCCAGACCAAGGAAATCTTCGGCGCAAACGTTCTGAATACGGGTAACGTTTATCAAACCCAAGTCGGCGGCGACGGCGTTGCTTTAATGGCAACCAATCACCCTGTCGATGGCGGCACGTTTGCTAACACCCCGTCCACGCCATTGAGCCTGAACGAGTCGGCAATCTATTCCGGTCTTATTCAGATCCGTCAATTTGTTGATAACGCGAACCTGAAAACGTTCAGCCGTGGTCGTAAATTGATTGTTCCGTTGCAACTGGAATATGTCGCCGTTCGTTTGACGAAAACCGAACTGCGCGTAGGTACGGCAGACAACGACATCAACGCTCTCTTGCATGCTTCGAATGGCCTGCCGGAAGGCTACATGGTCATGGACTTCTTGACCTCGGCTACGGCCTGGTTCATTAAGACTGACAAACCGGGCTTGCAGTATTTCAGCCGCGTTCCCTATGAGACGGATATGTTCGTTGACTTCGCGACTGACAACTTGTTGGTTAAAGGTTATGAAAGATATTCTTTCAGCTACTGGGACCCGCGCGCCATTTGGGGATCGTTTGCAACTATGTAATTAATTAGGGAGAGCCGTTTATTTCGGCTCTCCTATTAATCTAAAAAAGGAACCGAAAAATGGTTACTGTCACCACGCAAGACGCAAACTGGACACACCTTAATAACCTTGAATTGGTGAACAACCTTCAAGTGGATGGTAATGCCGTTATTGCTGGGTCATTGACCTATACTTCGGTAACTGGTTTGCCGTCTGTCGCTGTTGGTGCCACCACTACAATTACAGCGGCAAATGCTGGAAGCACTTTCCTTTTGAACACCGCCGCCGGTTCGGTTGCGACATTGCCAGCCGCGACAGGTACAGGCAATGTTTATAATTTCATCGTAACCACGACTGTCACCAGCAATTCGCACAAAATCCTAGCTGCATCATCTTCCGATGACATCATTGGTATCGCGATTGGTCAGCACACCAATACACCGCTCGCTTTTCAGGCAACCGTAGCCGGTACCTTCCACTCTATCCAAATGCCATCCGCTGGCACGACCCCGAGCGGCGGCAATCAGGGCGATTCATTTACGTTCCAGGATATTGGCACCAATCTATGGTACGTAACCGGAACCTATACCGCTGGCACAACGCCGACCACGCCGTTCTCTACTGCCACCAGCTAACCGTGAATGAGGGCCTGCAATGACAGGGTACGTAAACGTCCTCACTCTCACGCTTCCGGTTACCAATGTTGACGGCATTGCCGCTTCTCAATCGGTAAGCGGCGCAGGAAACTTAACTCTTAACGGAACCTTGGTAACGGCTGGCGTTGCCAATCTTGGCACCCCTCAGCTTGTTGGCATTACCTCGGCTGGTAATGACACTGGCATTACTTTTACCATTGTTGGCACTGACCGCTATGGTATGCCACAAACCGATAGCTTTGCTGGCAGCAATACAGCGCTGGCGCAGTCGAACAAAAATTTCCTGACAGTAACTAAAATCTCCACTAGCGGCTCAACTGCCAGTACGGTTCAGGCTGGAATTAATGAAGGTGGGGCAACAGCTCCTATTATTATTGACCGTTTTGTGAATCCTGCCAATTACAGCGCCGCCATGGTATTTACCGGCACTGCTACAGCTTCTTTGCAAATTTCCTATGATGATCTGTCCCCCGCATGGGATTTAGCAAATAATGCCCCAACATGGTTTACCGCTTCTGGTTTTGCTGCTTTAACTGCCAATCAGAACGGCATAATTTCCGGCCCTATTACGATGCTGCGTTTGTTGGTAACATCAGGGACAGGAAGTGTTACTGCAACCGTAATCACGCCATATATAGCTGGCGTTTAACAACTAAGGAAGGAACATAATATGAAAGGCAAAGACGGAAAACACATGAAAAAGGAGCACCATGCTTCTAAACACCATGTCGAAATGAAAAAAGGCGGCAAGATTAAGTCGTCTAAAAAAGCCAAGCATGTTGGCAAAGTTGAAGGCCACAAGGCAAAAGAGCGCCTAGATCGTCCGAAACGCGCTATGGGCGGCAAAGCCGGTGGCAAAATGGAGAAAATGGGCGGCGGTGAACGCCCGTATGCAGATGGCATGAGCGCGGCTAGCCCGTTTTCTTCCGCGACCAAGACCGAAAAAGATGTTGAAGGCGAAAAAGACGTTGCCATGAAAAAAGGAGGCCGTCTGACCGCAGACAAAAGAAAAAAATAGCAACCGGCGATTTCGCGTTGCCGGGAAGACGTTTTCCAATAAATGATGCCAGCCATGGACGGAATGCCTTGGCGCGTATTAGCGAATTTGGAACGCCGGAAGAAAAAGCGAAAGTACGGTCTGCGGTTAAACGTAAATTTCCAGGCATTAAGCAGAAGGGCGAATGATCGTCCTTCTGTAATTTTTTAGGAGGCGGTCATCTCTACAAGTGGCACCTATAACTTTCAGTTGTCGAATGCGAACACGATCTTAGAAGCGTTTGATCGTTGTGGAATTCGTGAGCCTGAGATCACAAGAAATCAAATGATCTCGGCTACAAGGTCTCTTAATCTTGAATTACAATCCTGGAGTAATCGCGGCGTTAATTTGTGGAAGGTTGACCTTCAGTCAATCACTCTTGTTCAGGGTCAGGTCACTTATTCAGTCCCCGCAAACACGGTTGATATTCTCGATGTTTATATCGAGACTGAATACCAAGCAGGCCAGCCTATAGACCGCGTTATTCTGCCGATATCACGAACAGATTACTCAATGATTCCTAATAAATTGCAGCAAGCACCGCCCACAGTTTATTGGTATGATAAAATAGAGTCACCAACTATTACGGTTTGGACGGCCCCAGATGGTGCTGGGCCATACACATTATTTTACTACCGCATGTACCAGGTACAGGATGCGGCAGCGACAATGGGACAGACGCCAGAAATTACCTATTTATTTCAGGACGCCTTGTGCGCCGGATTGGCCGCACGCTTGGCACAGAAATTCGCACAACCTATTTTTTTGGCTATGAAGCAAGAGGCGAAAGAAGCGTGGATGCTGGCGGCGGAAGAGAATAGGGAGATGGTTGATATCTGGATTTCACCCCAAGTTTGGAATTACTACAGTGATTTATAGGGATTAAAATGTCAGGACCTTGGCACCCAACCGGAAGGGCAATAGTTGATCCAAGAAAACCACGAGCGTTTGCAATATGCGATTCGTGCGGATTTTTATACAATCGTGTCAATCTTCAATTTCAGAGAGAATGGAGAGGGCAATCTTTGCTATCAACTGGATTTTTAAAATGCCCAGAATGCCTCGACATCCCCTTCATCCAAAACCGCCCTCTACTGCTGCCGCCTGATCCAGTGCCGATTGAGAACCCACGTTTTGAGCCGTTCTTGCTTGATAATAATGGACCGACACCAGCAGACTGGGATCAAGAAGTTGTCGATTATGATGTAATAAATTCTAATAACGCATGGGACGAATAGATGACTGTTCAGCAATCCACAATAAATCCGACGCAGCCCCCAGAAGGATCTCCGCTTACCTCTGCGCCGGTAAGAAGCAACTTTCAGGCCGCTTACAATGATATTAATAATATCTATACCGAGCTTGCTGGTTTTGGTTTTGTCGGCAGCTTTGGCACAATGGCGCAACAGAACGCCAATAATGTCACCATTACAGGTGGCACGATTAACGGCACCTCTGTTGGCGCGACGACGCCATCCAGTGGTGCGTTTACTAGCCTCTCGGCCACTGGCAATGCGGCAATCACCGGCACAATTTCTGCATCCAATCTAAGCGGTACAAACACGGGCGACCAGACCATTACCCTGACTGGCGCTGTTACTGGCTCTGGCACAGGCAGTTTTGCCACTACCTTGGCAAATAATATTGTTACGAATGCGCAATTGGCGCAAATGGCGGCCAACACAATTAAAGGCAACAACACAGGCTCTTTAGCCAATCCAGCCGACCTTACAGTTTCACAAGTTCAGACCATGCTGAGCATTTCCGGCACAAACACCGGCGATGTGACTTTGGCAGGACAAAATTACCTGTCTATTTCCGGCCAGGTACTGACGGCTGGTGCCGTTGATCTGTCTGGCTCCAATGCAACCGGCATTTTATCTGCTTCGCGTTTTCCCGCCCTTACTGGCGATATCAGCACTACGGCAGGCAGCTTAACCACAGCCATTGGCGCTGGCAAAGTCACCAACACTATGCTGGCAGGCTCGATTGCAGCATCTAAATTAGTGGGAACTGATATCGCGACCGTTGGCACCATTACTACCGGCACCTGGAATGGTACAACAATAGCTGTGGCAAATGGTGGTACAGGCGCTACGTCAGCAACAGACGCTTTAACAAATTTATTGCCTTCTCAAACCGGCAATAGCGGTAAAGTTCTAACCACTAACGGAAGCGCAACATCCTGGACAGCGGTTAGCGGAAGTGGAACCGTCACAAGCGTATCAGTCACAACGGCCAATGGCGTGTCAGGCACCGTGGCAAATGCAACAACCACTCCGGCGATTAGCCTAACGCTTGGTGCTATCACACCATCAACAGTCAATGGCCTTACTTTAACTTCTGAGACAAACGGCTTTGAGATAGAAGGCGGCACCACTGGCGCAACCCTAACCGTTCCATCTAACGCTACCGTCTCTGGCACAAACACCGGCGACCAAACGATCACTTTAACTGGAAACGTCACTGGCAGTGGAACAGGTAGTTTCGCGACAACGATAGCCAATAATGTCGTAACGAATGCGCAATTGGCGCAAATGGCTGCGCATACTTACAAAGGGAATAATACGGGTTCGACAGCCAATGCCGCTGATATCACATCAACGCAGCTTACGGCGGATTTAAATTTATTCTCGAATACCCTACAGGGCTTAACGCCAGCATCGGGCGGCGGCACAAACAATTATTTGCGTGCCGATGGCTCATGGCATACGCCACCGGGTGTTGTTGGTTCCGTTTCAAATTCCGATAGCACACTGACTATATCACCAACTACAGGTGCCGTTGTTGCTGGAATTAATTTAGCAAATGCTAATACCTGGACTGGACAGCAAATTTTCAATACTTCTTCTATACAACTTGGTGCGACCACAGCAAGCACGGCTCTCGTTACCGATGCTAGCAAAAATGTTTTATCCAGTAGTACAACAGCTACAGAACTTGGTTATGTGCATGGCGTCACTTCTGCTATTCAAACCCAGATTGATGGGAAGCAAGCAAGCGGAAATTATATCACTGCTTTAACTGGTGATGTGACGGCTTCCGGTCCCGGTTCTGTTGCGGCCACCCTTGCCACGGTTAATAGCAATACTGGAAGTTTTGGATCTTCCACGTCTATTCCTTCCTTCAATGTCAATGGTAAAGGTCTTATCACAGCAGCATCGAATAATGTTGTAATAGCTCCGGCTGGCACTTTAACCGGATCAACGCTTGCTAGTGGCGTTACGGCGTCAAGCTTAACCAGCACCGGAACATTAACGGGCGGCGCAACAGGTTCTGGTTTTACAGTTGCATTGGGTTCCTCGACTATCACTGGTGATTTGGGTGTTGCTAATGGCGGCACCGGGCAAACCTCGCTGACAGCACATGGCGTGATCATTGGTGCGGGTACCAGCGGGGTTAATGTTACCGGCACTGGTACGAGCGGTCAGGTTCTGACCAGCAATGGCTCTGGCAATGATCCTACGTTTCAAACTCCAAGTGGTTCATCAGCAACGACCTTTCAATATCTAATTAGTAGCGGCACATATACAACGCCAGCAAATTGTAGGGCTATTCTAGTCAAAGCATGGGGCGCTGGAGCAGGCGGCGGGGCGTCTGTCACGAATGCAGGCCAAGCTGGCGGCGATACTATTTTCAATAGCATAAATGCTGCTGGCGGTAGTGGTGGTACTCAAGGAATTGCAGCGGCTACTGCGGGCGGCGCTGGCGGTACCGGCGGGTCAGGAACAGCGACAATGCGCTGGTCGGGCGGCCCTGGTGGAGGTCGTAATAATGGCGCCTCTGGGATCGGAAATTATGGTGGGTACGGCGGTGGAACCGCTTTATCTGGCCCAGTTGGGCAAAGTGCAACTGGAGCAGGAACATCCGCCTCTGCCAATACCGGATGCGGAGGTCAAGGTGCCAATGGTGCCACGAGCAGCGTAGGCGGCGGCGGCGGCGGCGCTGGTGAATATTATGAGCTTTATATCGCATCTCCATCTACTTCTTATAGTTACACCATAGGCGCTGGTGGCGCGGGCGGCACCGCAGGGACAAACGCGGGCGGTGCTGGTGGATCTGGTATGATTATTGTGACGGAGTATTACTAATGAAATGGGCCTTAGTCGATAATACTAATACTGTCCAAAATTTAATCGTCTATGACGGTGTTGCCGCATACACGCCACCGGAAGGTCTGACACTTCAACAAGTAAACCCATGGGTGCAAATCGGACAGCTTAGTACGATTCCTCAACCCGGTGGAGATTAAATGCAATATAACCAACTCGTAACAGATTTAAATACCCTGCTAGTCATCCCATCCGGTGATCCCAGCTTTGCGGCCATTTTACCGGCCTTGATTGATGACGCGGAGCAAAGAATCTATCGCGAGTTGGATTTTCTTTACACGCGCACAACCTATGACAGCACACCGGTAAACTTTGTTAATGGCAGCCGTGTAATTAATGCGCCCTCGACTGCGATTGTTATTCAAGGCTTATCTGCCATTACGCCTGTTGGATCGCAAGCAGCGGCAGGGACACGAAATGTTCTTGAATTAGTATCATTGGATTTCATCGATTCAACATGGCCTACAGAAAGCGTTACGGCACTTCCGCAATATTTTGCCATGAAGACGGATACGATTGTCGTTGTAGCGCCAACACCAGACAATAATTACATTGCGGAATTTACCGGCACGTTCCGTCCGCCGCCGATGTCCGCAACCAATCAAGAAACATGGCTTGGCGATCATTTGCCGGATTTGTTCTTGGCGGCTTGCATGGTTTTTGGTTCTGCTTATTTACGAGATTATGGTGCGGGAAGTTCTGACCCACAACTTGCTATGTCGTGGGAAGCGCACTATCAGTCGCACAAACAATCGGCGATTGAAGAAGAGCAGCGGCGCAAGACGCAGGGGACGGGGTGGTCTCCCTACTCACCGACTCCTTTATCGACGCCTAGAACCTAGGAGGAAACATGCCCTCCCAGCCAGTGGTTTTGAAACCAGGCGTCTCTACCCAGATGACGAAACTTTTAAACGAGGCGGGTTTTTCCGCCTGTCAGCTTATTCGTTTTAAAGATGGAATGTTACAGAAACTCGGTGGTTTTGCTGCATTCTGCAACACACCCGTCACTGGCGTCTGCCGTGGCATGATGGCCAACCAGGATTTGGCAGGCAATCAATATCTTGTGCTTGGCACCAATAGCAATTTAGAAGTCTTCGAAGCAGGGAGTTTGTATGATATCACGCCAGTGCGTGCCACGACCAATGTTTCCACACCCTTCACCACAACCAACACATCAAAAGCAGTTACGGTTCATGATGTCGGCAATGGCGCACAGGTAGGCGATGGAATTTATATTGAAACAGCGACGGCAATTGATGGGGTTGTCATCCAAGGTTATTACCCCATTCAATCTATTACCGATGCAAACGATTACGTTATAAATATTGCCACGGCAGCTACATCGTCTGTCACTAGTGGCGGCGCAACTGCACTATTTACGACCACAAACACATCGCCATCCGTTCAAGTAACGCTTAATAACCATGGCTATGTTGCCAATCAAACATTTACCGTTCATGTATCAACAACCGTTGGCGGCGTAACTTTATTTGGCCCTTATACCATTACATCTGTCACGAACGCTAATAACTTCTTTATCACCGCTTCCGCGAATGCCACATCCAGCACAACGGGATCGGAGAATGGTGGTAACGTTCAAATTCAATATTTAATTCCATCTGGGCCTGTCAGCACAATACCATCTGCTGGCTATGGTTTGGGAGGATATGGCTTAGGATTATACGGTTTTGGCGCACCTGGAACGGAGCCTGCGCCTGCAAGACAATGGCATTTCGCACCATTTGGCGAGGATATGATTTCGTCTCCGACGAATGGCCCATTGTATTTATGGCTCGCGGGCGATGGGCTAATTAATAATCCGGCCACCATTATTACGCAAGCTCCTCAAGCAGCGACAGCAATCTTTACTGCTATGCCAGAGCAGCAAGTTGTAGCTGTCGGAGCTGAATCCGGTGGTACGCAAGACCCTTTGCTGGTGCGTTGGTGTGATGTTGATGATTACACAGACTGGACGGCAACACCGGTAAATCAAGCCGGATCATTCCGGCTTTCGACCGGCAGCCGCATTGTTGGCGCTTTGCAAGGGCCACAACAAGGCTTAATTTGGACAGATACCAGTCTTTGGACGATGCAGTATATTCAACCGCCTTTTATTTATGGTTTCAACAAGCTTGGCGATGGATATGGCCTTATTGCCTCCCGCGCCATGGGTATTCTTGCCAACCAAGTTTACTGGATGGGCCATGACGGGTTTTTTGTTTACACGGGTGCTGGCATTAATCCAGTTCCATGCACGGTTTGGGATTTTGTCTTTCAAAATTTAAACCAGCAACAGGTTGAGAAAATCACTTGCGCGGTTAATAGCTCATTCAATGAGGTGGCATGGTATTTCCCCTCTGCCAGCGGTACGGGAGAAGTAGACTCATACGTTAAATATAATGCTTTAGAAAACCTGTGGGACTTTGGATCTTTGGTTCGCACTGCTTGGATTGACCAATCGGTATTTACCCCCCCACAGCCTATGGGCGTTGACGGCAATGGCTATATTCAACAACACGAAATCAGTAATGATGCGAATGGCGCACCAATGGTTTCCTATGCCCAAACCGGCTATTTTCAGCTTAGTGAGTCCTTCCTGTTTATCTTCATGGAGCGCATGATCCCGGACTTTATTTTCAGCAATGGGGCATCCCCATATATTACGGTTTCAGTGCAGGATTATCCTGCCGATACGCCAACTTCACAGACCTATCCCGTTACCAGCGCTACGGAATATTTAATTATTCGGCAGCGCGGACGGCTGGCTTCTTTGACGATTGGCAGCCAGGATTTGGGCAGCTTTTGGCGATTGGGGAAACTGATTTACAGTGGGTCTTCGGCAGGCTCCAGATAGCTTTACCTTTCCGAACTTTTCCTTTATAATATACCCACGGGGGGGGGCTGGTTCGCCACAGTAAATTTGGCGTCCGAAAGCCCTAAATGGCAGACAACGCTAATCAGACTGGCATTGCGGTTCTGTTGAACCTTGTGCAGGCGGTTTATACGCTCAATCAAACTGTCGCCAAGGTCTTTCCGCAGACTATTGGCACGGCCACGACCGCTACGGGCGGCTCAGAAACGCTCCCAAGCAATCCGGTCGGCTTCCTTAGTTTGGTGAATCCGGTTACGGGGGGTACGGTTAAAGTGCCGTATTACACCTGATGCCCATTCCACAATTCCATGTCCCGAATATCATGCGCGAAAACTTCCACGTTGGAGGTCTGTTCAAAGGCGCAACGCCTGGCCGTGCCGATAAGGTTCCGGTTTCCGTACCGGCAAAATCCTATGTGATCCCCGCCGATGTTGTTAGTGGAGTTGGTCAGGGTAATACGGATGCAGGATCAAAGATTTTAGACAATATGTTCGGCATGCCCTATGGCGTAAAGCCGATTGGTCACACAGGCGGGATTGGCATTCCGAAGCCTCCGCATATGCCGAATGTTCCTGCGGCTGGTGGCCTAGCCTCTGCCGGTACGTTCGCTGGTGGCGGACACATGGCGCATGGCGGCTTTGGGCAATCAAAATTGCCGGGGTATGTGCCGATTTACGCCAGCCACGGTGAATATTTGGTGCATCCTGAATCAGTCAAGGCGATTGGTGATGGGGACATTGATAAGGGGCACAATATTCTAGATAAATTTGTCGTCAAAATGCGCAAACGCACGGTCGATAAGATGAAGGGGCTCGCGCCGCCAAAGGGGAGTTCAAAGAAGAAATGATCGAGCGCCCAAAATCAGTACGGATTGCGATGAAATCGGATGAACAGCCCATCTTTGATTTGCTTTGCCGTCTTTGGGATGAAAACGCCTTGTTTTCTATGAACCCCGAAAAAGTCAAAGATTGCATACGTCGGGCAACCAGAAATGAGGGCGGGGTTATTGGCGTCATTGATGGAGATGATGGTTTAGTCGCAAGCATAGGTCTGGGTCTTTCTCAATACTGGTACACAGATCAATGGCACGTAGAAGAATTCTGGAATTTCGTAGCACCAGAACACCGCCGCAGCAACAACGCGAAAGATCTTATTGATTTTGCTAAATGGTGTTCCGAAAGCATGAATTTAATTCTCAACATGGGAATCATTACGACCCACCGCACAGAAGCAAAAATCGTTCTTTACAAAAAACGCATGACACAAGTTGGTGCTTATTTCATGCACGGCATTCCGAATGGCAAAGGTCCGGCGGCAAAAGATTTGAAAGAAAAGGAACTGGCATAAATGTGCGGCGGCAAGGGCGGCGGAAGTACACAAACAGCAACGACAACGAGCAGTCCTCCGGCGTCTGTTTTAAACGCGTACAATAATATCAGCAGCCTCGCGGAACAGGCTGCTAGCGCACCGTTGCAGCAATATAGCGGCCCGCTACTCGCTGGTTTTACCGATGCGCAAAACCAAGCTTTTACGAATATTGGTAATGCCCAAAACACCTTGCAACCGTATCTTAATTCAGCAAGCAATTTGGTTAATCAAGGCACACAAAATATCTACAGCCAGTTACCGCAGTACAACGCACAGAATATTGCTCAATATCAGAATCCGTACCAGCAGCAGGTCATTAATGCGACCATGGCGCAGGCTAATCAGCAGGATCAACAACAACAGCAGCAGTTGACGGGAAACGCGATTGCTTCTGGCGCATGGGGTGGGGACAGAGCAGCGGTGGCGCAAGGAGTGCTTGGCGGTCAACAAGCGATGGCGAACAATTCCACGCTGGCAGGATTAAACAGCCAAGGATTCCAAAACGCGCAAAGCGAATTTAACACGCAGCAACAAACGCAATTGTCCGCGCTGCAAAACCAAGCTGGTCTTGCGTTGCAGGGCGCTGGTGTAGAGGGCTATCTCGGCAATACGGGATTAAATGGACAATTAAGTGCGGCAGGGGCGCAATTACAAGCCGGTAATCAGCAACAAGCCCAGGCCCAAAACGCTCTTAACATTCCTTACGAGCAATTCTTGCAGCAACAAGCTTATCCGTTCCAAACCACAGACTTCTTGGCGCAAACGTTGCTCAATACGGCTGGTAGTCAGGGTGGTACGTCTAGCACGACACAACCATCCCAGACTGGTAACACAGCAGCACAAATTGCTGGCTTGGGTCTTGGTGTTGCCGGATTATTTGCGAATAAAGGCGGACGAATTAATCAGTATGATAGCGGCGGCGGTGTGCCGGACGTTGATGTTAACTTCATTCCCCTTAGTGGTGGTCTATCAGCAAACGGCAGCGGTATTCCGCGCCCGCCAAGTATACCGCAACAGCAGAGTGGAGGCATGGGTAACTTAGCACCTATTGCGTCTGGACTAGGTGCTCTAAAAGGTGTCTTTGCTGGCAACGGCGTTCCAACCGATACGGGTGAAAATTCTGTCGGCGGCGCAGAGTCAGATACTGATATGTTCAGCGATGTCGGCATGATGCCTGATGATATGAATCGCGGTGGTATTATTAAAAGAGCCGATGGCGGCATGCCTTATTACGCTTCTGGCGGCACGGCAGCACCTAGTGGCGGCGCAACTGTCAACAAAGCTACCACACCGAATGCACCAACAACTTCCTATATCAACCTCGGAGGCGCGACCGGCAATGTACCTGTGTATAGTTTTGCGTCGCCTGGGGGTACGAGTAATAATAACGGGTATTCATCTACCATTCCGAATACATTGAATTATAGCGGGTTGAAAGATTTTAGCTTGTCGTCACTGGCAACGCCCAATGGATCTCCCGCAGCAACAACAAATAGTTCGCAAATTTCCGGTACAAACCCACTAACACAAACGCAATTTAACGCGTTATTGGCAAAATCTCCTGGCTATAGCACCGAAATGCAGATGCAGATGGCCGCTGATCCTGGTGGGTATAATACTGATTTGGCGCGTGGTGGTAAGATTCCTCATTATGATATTGGTGGCAGCTCGCCAGCCAGTGCATTTGCCCCCTTATCGGCTAACTACGGCGCGGAAAATGGTATGCCGGGCGGTTCCATGAATCCGATGATGCAAATGATGTTCATGAACCAATTAAATGGTAACAACAATCAGCAACAAAACCTAGCTGGTAATCAACCGTTACCGGCTTTCGGTATGCCGACTGCAACCAATAACGTGGCGGCGTTAAATTCAGCCATGCCATTGGCTGGTGTGCTTGGTAACGGCCAATCCGGGGGCGCAAGTGGGATCGGCATTCCACAGGCTCCTAGCGGTGGGTTAAGCGGTTTGCCGGATGCGCCGGATATAAGTTCTGCAAGCCCCGCTGCATCGGATGATAGCGATACGGGCACAAGCAATCTTGATTTGAGCAAAGTCGATCCGGGCTTGGCGTTGTCCGAGGCTGGTTTCGCAATGGCTGCATCGCCGTCGCGGAAATTCCTGCAAGCGGTTGGGCAGGGAGCGCAGGCGGGACTGAAGAATTATCAGGAGCAGAAGGCGCAGCAAGTTTCAGCAGACGAAAAAGCCGAGCAGCTTGCCACGATGGCCGAGAAATTCGGAACTGGCAACTGGACACCGATTCAATATCAGGATGGCACGACTGGTTTGCTTAATACCAAGACTGGTGAGACCAAACAGACGGATCAGAATTTTACGCCAGTTGGCAAGACAGGTGCTTCTAAGGTTTTGAAAGATGGCGATACTCTTGTGGATAGCAACGGTAATGTTTTAAGTGGAACTACACCTGCTGCGGGGTCAAATCCTGCAACTCCGACCTCTGCTAATTCCGCCCCGCCTGCCGCACCAACAGCAGCCGATCCAAACTTGCACGGCGATGCCTTCCTAAAAACTCTTGATCCTGCACAAGCAACGCAAGTCAAGCTGTTCGCGGAAGGAAAATTGCCACAAGTCAGCGGCTTTGCATTGAGCAAGCCTTATTGGCAAAATATGCTATCCAATGCGGTGCAGTACGATCCGACTTTTGACGCGGTTAATCCTGGCGCAAGAGCCAAGGTTCGCAATGACTTTACCTCTGGTAAGGACGCGCAAAATATCAACGCGCTTAATACTGCCATAGGTCACGTAGGAGATTTGCAAACCGCCGCAGATGCATTGAATAATGGAAACATTCGTTTATTTAACGCTATCGGCAATAAATACAATGTTTATACTGGGGCGGACCAAGTGACGAACTATAATAACGTTCTTGGAAAAGTTTCAGAGGAATTGACCAAGGCTTATCGTGGCTCAGGGGGAAATGAGTCCGATATTCAAAGGGAGATTGCCAATTTGCCAGCATCTTCCTCGCCAGATCAATTTAAGGGTGGCTTAACAACGATTGCAACGCTGCTGAAATCAAAAATTGATGCTCTGAACGACCAGTATCAGCGCGGGATGGGTACAGCTGCTAATGATAAAAGCTTCTATACGCCGACCGCCGTAAAAACCTTAAAGGGCTTGGGCGTAGATATAGACAAGGGAATCCCGAAAATATCTAGCCCAGGTGACTATCAAAACCTTCAATCTGGCTCCACATACTATGATCCGAATGGTAATCTTAGGACGAAACCCTAATGGCCGATCCGTGGGATAGCGATCCGATAGTGGCACCCGCCACACAAGCCCCCGTGTCGTCAGCAACTTCGGCGCTTTCTCCTGCGCCTGCCTCACAGGCACCGTCTAATCAAAATCAACCGGCAAATCCTTGGGATAATGACCCGGTTGTGGCTTCGGCGGATGATGCTAAGGCACAACAAGCACCAGACCAAAAATATGAGGACATGTCGGGTGGACAAAGAGCTTTATCTGATGCACAAACTCTTGTTGATACCGGCGCAGCTTTTGTTAATGGAAGAACACTAGGATTAGGCCCTAAAGTTGCCTCCGCTGTTGGATCAACTATTGCAGACCCTGTTCTGCGGACGATCAATGCCTTTACCGACAAAACAACTCCAAGCTGGAGTGATCTTTACAAGTCTGGCGTAGATATGTATTCTGCTCCAGCAAAAGCATTGGATCAACAGCACCCAGTTGTATCGTTCCTTGCCAATGTTGCAGGAGGCGCAAAAACATTTGGACAAGTCGCTGACACCGGAGCCGCGCAAGCGGTTGGGGATTTTCTTAGCCCTAGTATTGACACATCAACTCTTGCCGGAAAAGCAGCCAATCTTGGTGTCAAAGCCTTGCAAGGTAGCGCTGTGGGTGCCGGTACCGGGGCTATTTATGGGGCGGGCAATGCTGCTCCCGGTCAAGAAGCTCAGGGCGCAACTCACGGGGCCGAAATTGGCAGCATTCTTGGCCCTGTCGGGACTCTTGCTGGAGAGGCTATTGGCGCGGGGTCATCTTTAGCTAGCAGTGTTAGAAATCGCATCACTTCGCCCATTGCTCAACGAGCCTCAGCTATTGCCAATACGATTGAAACTAACAATCCCGCAGAAGCAGATATTGTAAAGCAAGTTCTCGCCAGACCGGATGCGGATCAAATAATCCAACAGGCTAATTCGCGGTATGCGGCGGCGCAAAATTCTGGCATCCCCATAACTCTTGCCGAAGCAATTGGCGATCCCGATATGATGGCGAAAGCTGGACAATTGGCGATTAAGCCACAGACTAAAGGGCAAGCCCTGTCATTTTTTAATGGGCGTTTGGATAACGCTTCTAATGCTATTCAACGCATGGGCGATACTATCAGTCCTGAATCAAGTGTTGACGAGGCCTCAACGGTCGTTGGAGGAAGCGCACAAGATGCTATCAATAAAATATATAAAAATATGCAGGATCAGGCAGCACCTCTTTATCAGCAAGCTTACCAAGCAAATAAAGCCATGGAAACACCGGGGATAAATCGTATTATAAATACGCCAGCCGGACAAACGGCCTTCCAACGCGCATTGGTTACGATGCAAAATCAGATGAAAAATGTTGGAGTTTCCGATCCTGAGCTCACAGCACAGGGTGCTGATGCAGGCATCGTAACAGGTAAAGGCATCGCACCAGGCTTAAAACTTGAATTCTTAGACCAAGTGAAACGCGAGCTTGATGGAATGGCTGGCGAGGCCATGAATGCAGGCAATAGAAACCAAACAAGAGTTTTGAGCGGCTTGGCATCTAATTTAAGAGATGAATTGGACAATGCTGATGTTACTGCAAAAGCTGGCCCTAATAGTTTAGTGCCGGAAGGCGGCTTATATAAGCAAGCAAGAGCTATTTATGCGGGAAACGCACAAGAGGATTTACCAAAAATACAAAAATATCTCGGCCCTCTCGCTGATTCTGATTTATATCCAAAGCAGGTCATAGATAAGGGATTTTCTGCCACGCCCCAGGCTACTCAAACCATTGCAGAAAATATTGGGCCGGATGCTTCAACAGCTTTGGCTAAAGGTAAATATTTGCAAACTGTTGGAAATCTTGACGAAGGAAATCCTCTGGCACTTGCAGGAAAACTTAAAACTGGCGCACCTGATGTTGCGGCAAAGTGGCAAACCTTGCTTGGGCCGGATAAATACAGTCAGTTTCAGGATTTAATGGGAACTTTAAGAACCGCACAAGAAGGGTCATCTTTTATTCCAAGTAAAGGCTCCCTAACAAATATTCGTACCTCCGCCGGAGACATTCTCGATAATGCAGGAAAGATACCGACCAGCCTAGGAGACGCGGCTAAAAAGGCCGCCAATGGCGTATTGAGTATTTTTTCAAAAGCGCAAACCGCCGAATATCAGCAAAACCTATCGGATGTAATGTTTAGTCCTAGGGGGCAGGCACTTTTGGACAAAATTCAAAATGCAGGAACGCCACAGGCTAAAACGAATTTAATAAAATCTCTTGGTTCATATCTAAACGATACTTTACCGGGCGGCACGATGACGCTTAGTAAACCGGGCGATCAGACTACACCAGCTACTGCAATTTCACAGCCACAACAACACTCCGAAAACCTAATGAACAAACTCGGCATTATTTCCCCCGCCTATGCCGACGAAGGCCCTGCGCCTACGCAGCCGAATAACCTTCTCGACAAAATGCAAGTCGCGGAATCAGGAAGAAATCCCGACGCCAAAAACCCCAATTCCTCGGCATCCGGCCCATACCAATTTACCAACCAAACCTGGCGCGATATGGTCAATAAATACGGCGACTCGACGGGGATAAAATATGCTGATAAAGCCGACCCGGACGCACAACGTACGATGGCTTCACTTTATGCCCGCGATAATGCCAACCAGCTTGCCAGTAACCTTGGCCGCGATCCCAGTCCCGGCGAGGTGTATATGGCGCATGTGTTCGGCCCCAATGGCGCGGAAAAGCTGATTAACGCTACCGGCACGGGCGCAAAAGCCAAGGATATCTTCCCTGCCAATGTCGTGCGGGCAAACCGCAATTTGTTTTTTGACAAAGTGCGCCCACGGTCTGCGTCCGAAGTCTATGATCTTCTTGATAGTAAAGTCAGTTAGTGCTACACTGATTTCACCGCCCGTCCGAGCCGGATAGGGATAATCCTATGGTCTAGCCCTGCAAGCCGCATGGTAGCCATGAAGCGCACAGGCGTTCCATGACTACAGCGAACAAAGGCTATGCACAGCCAACCACAGGCTCCTTAAATGGCACTTGGGGCGTAACGCTCAATAATAACTTTGGAATTATAGATCTAAACGTAGGCGGTTTATTTGTCGCTAATGTGGCTGGCAATTCCAATATTACGGTATCTTCAACTAATGCTCAAAATATCTATCATCGCCTCACTGGTGCTTTGACTGGGAATATACAATACATCGTTCCCAATACCGGCTCTGAATATATTATAGAAAACGCAACCACTGGCGCTTTTACCATTGAAATTGTTTCTCAAGCTGCGGGCACCGGCGTCACGGTGGCGCAAGGAATCACCGTTCAAGTTTTTGTTGATTCCGCCAATACAGCGGTTATACCGGCCATCAATGCCTTTGCCACGGCCCTTCCTATTTCTGGCGGAGGAACTGGTGCTACGGATGCCTCCGATGCGCGTACAAATCTAGGTTTGGGTGCGCTAGCGGTTCTTAATAATGTCACGACCACAACGATTAGTAGCGGCGCTGCGACCAATGGTCAGATTCTATCGGCAGATGGCGCTGGCGGAACATCTTGGGTTAACACACCGGCAAGCATTCTTCCTGGATTTATTTTTGATTATGGTGGATTAACAGCTCCGAGTGGATATTTAAATTGCGACGGGACGGCAGTTAGTAGAATTACTTATTCTGCTTTATTCACAGCGATTGGCACCACTTGGGGCGCTGGTGATGGCACGACGACATTCAATCTTCCCGATTTCCGACGCAATGTCGCAGTCGGGTCAGGCGGAACAGGAACGGCAACGCTTGGTAATGCTGTTGGTAATTTTGGAGGTGAAGAAACACACACATTAATTACCTCTGAAATTCCTTCTCATACTCATATAGAAAATTTTTCTTATTCCAGTACTGGTGGATCGAATAAAGCTGGTGTCGTAGATGCCTATAGCAGTGGTTCAGTCACTAGTATATTGTCTACTCAATCTACAGGCGGTGACGGCGCTCATAATAATATTCAGCCTTCCGCAGTCGTTCTAAAAATCATAAAAACATAGGTGTATAAATGTCATCCCTAAGTCCATTACTGACCGCACTTATAAAAGACAAATCAATTTCAAATCTTGGGACATCTTCCATTCAGTTGATTGCCACTAATCCTGACAGGCATTACCTGATAATTGAAAACGTAAGTTCAGTAAATATCGGTATCTCAATTCAGCCTACTGCTGCTGCTATCGGCACCGCTGGCACCGTTACGCTTGTCCCAAACGGCTCTATTGTTTTCGAAGCAAACTTCGCCGCAACCAATGGATTTAATGTTATCGCAGCAAGCGGCAGTAATAATCCCGTAACGGTCTGGGAGGTTTAATTGGGTATTTATAACCCACCTACAGGCGGCGGTGGGGGGGGCGTAACCACCATCGACGGCATCACTGGTGCTGTGACGCTCGTTGAGGGTTCGGGGATTACTATCACCGATAATTCGCCTAGCGGTGGTGATATCACAATTGCATCAACGGGTGGCGGCGGTGGCGTTTTTTCCATAGACGGCAATAATAATATTTGGTCGTCGAATACGACAGATGCTGCCCCTACTCATATTAATAATTTCTTCTCTGGCACTTCTGCTGGCTCCGGCGCACTGAATGTTTCGAGTTCAAACTTTGTTGGCACCCAAGCCGGTTTCAGCGCAACAAATGCCATCTACTCAAATTTCTTTGGTGACAACGCTGGATATCAAGCAACCTACGCCAGATCCTCAAACTTCTTTGGTGAAAACGCTGGGCAATCCGCAACAAATGCCAGCTACTCAAATTTCTTTGGTTTCGAAGCTGGGCAATACGCAACCAGTGCCGGCTCCTCAAACTTCTTTGGTACCCACGCTGGATATCAAGCAACAAGTGCCAGCTCCTCAAATTTCTTTGGTGTCCAAGCTGGGCAATCCGCAACTAACGCCAACTCCTCAAATTTCTTTGGCCCCCAAGCTGGGCAATCCGCAACCAGTGCCATCTACTCAAATTTCTTTGGTTCCGAAGCTGGATATCAAGCAACAAATGCCAGCGCCTCAAATTTCTTTGGTCCCCAAGCTGGGCAATCCGCAACCAGTGCCAGCTACTCAAATTTCTTTGGTCCCCAAGCCGGTTTCAGCGCAACAAATGCCGGCTCCTCAAATTTCTTTGGCAACCTAGCCGGTTTCAGCGCAACCAGTGCCAGCGGCTCAAATTTCTTTGGTACCCACGCTGGAGATCAAGCAACTAACGCCAACTCCTCAAATTTCTTTGGTATCCAAGCTGGATATCAAGCAACCAGTGCCGGCTCCTCAAATTTCTTTGGTAACAACGCTGGGCAATCCGCAACAAATGCCGGCTCCTCAAATTTCTTTGGCACCCAAGCTGGGCAATCCGCAACCTACGCCAGCTACTCAAATTTCTTTGGCACCCAAGCCGGTCTCAGCGCAACAAATGCCAGTTCCTCAAATTTCTTTGGCCACCACGCTGGATATCAAGCAACCAGTGCCAGATTCTCAAATTTCTTTGGTGACAACGCTGGGCAAGGCGCAACCAGTGCCAGCTACTCAAATTTCTTTGGTAACAACGCTGGATATCAAGCAACAAGTGCCAGCTCCTCAAATTTCTTTGGTATCCACGCCGGTCTCAGCGCAACCAGTGCCAGATTCTCAAATTTCTTTGGTTCCGAAGCTGGGCAAGGCGCAACTAACGCCTACTCCTCAAATTTCTTTGGCACCCACGCTGGATATCAAGCAACCTACGCCAGATACTCAAATTTCTTTGGTGACAACGCTGGGCAATCCGCAACAAATGCCAACTCCTCAAATTTCTTTGGCACCCACGCTGGATATCAAGCAACAAGTGCCGGCTCCTCAAATTTCTTTGGTAACAACGCTGGGCAATCCGCAACCAGTGCCAGCTCCTCAAATTTCTTTGGCACCCAAGCTGGGCGATCCGCAACCAGTGCCAGC